GTGGAGCTAAGGGGAATCGAACCCCTTGAGATACTGCGGTTTTAGGGGTCTGACCAGGGCATAAGCGATTTTCGCTAACCTTTCGCAATCCGTTTGCGACCTGGTGTTTTCCGTTCGTGCGTTGATGGCATCAACACCTATCAGCAGAAACAAAGCCGCCCCGCGCGGGTGGCGGGGCGGCTTCTCGATCAACGCTTAACAGGTGCCATCAGTCTATCTGGGGTGGCACATCCTCAGCCTCGACGCGCTCGAGCGGGAGCACATCGACGCTCGGCCCGGTCGCCAGATGCTCGAACTGATCGGCTGTCATCTCGCCAGTGAAGCGGCCCATCACCGGCCGCAGGGAATCGTCGTTCAACCGGCGAGCGGCGTGCGTCCACCGGTCTGCCTCGAGCAGCCATAGATCACCCTTGACGTCGCGATAGAAACCAGGCTCGGTTGGAAGTTTCATCAGAGGACCACGCCCGCCGAATTCGCCAGCGATCGCAACGTATCGCTCGCGCGAGCTTGCTGATCAGCGGCGGTCTCGATGGCCGCGTTGACCACCCGGCTCGCACGGAAGTGCTCAGGCGCGATGGCGCGCGACTCCAGCAGCGCCTCCATTGCGGCGTCGGTATTGCCGTTGTGCAGATGCGCGCGGGCCGAGTCCAGCCAGAAGTATGTCTGCCTCTCCTTGGCGAACCCTCGCGGCAGCTTCGTGCTCCGCGCAATCTCGACCGCTTTCTCCGGATTGCCGAGGTCGATCTCTGCGGCCATCTGATACAGCTTCACATTGGTTTCGCCGACGACAGTGCCATGCACGATGCCTTCCGGGAACAGAGTCGCCAACCGGGCCGCCTCGGCGAGATGCGAACGGCTGGCATCCGCATCCGCGAGAGTCGCCGCGATCGTCCCGGCCCGCATATGCAGTGTGCTGTACACCGCTGCCGCCTCCTGGCTCTGGCCGACGAGGTGTTCGATTTCGTCCATAGCGCGGATCAGCAACCGCAGCGCTTGCTTACCAGCCCCGATACGGGCCAAGGTCGCGGCTTTCAAGTACGCCACCGACGCCACCCGCAGTGGGTCCCCCGACAGCCCGGCCGACCACTCCATTCGCTCGGTCGCGGTCATGCTCAGGTCTGAATATCCAAGCTTATGTGCGAGCGAGTTGGCGGCCCGATATGCGTCGGTCAGTAGCGCATAGGCAGGCTCGCCTTGCTCTCGTCCGGTCACGAGCAGTCGGTCGACCACATCGGGGAGGACTTCGCTGATCTTCCGATACTGAGCACCGCGGCGCCACTTGCCGATCTGCTCGACGATCGTCGCCAGCTTCTCAACCGGTTCGGGTTCGAGGTCTTCATCCATCAGGTCGATCGCGGCGAGCGCCCGACGCAGGATCGGTATGTACTCCAACGTCTGCTCCTGGACCGTCTTGCCGGACAGCACCTCTGCGTCAACACGCAAGGCCAACGCCAGCTTGCCGATCGTGAACGATCCGGGCGTTGCGTGCCCCGAGGTCACCTTCTTGATCATGCTGAGGCTGACCTCAGACTCGGCGGCCAGCTGCTCCTGAGTCATACCGCGCAGCTTCATGTAGCGCTTGATACGTCCGCCCACGGTGTTGGGGTCGATCTCAACCATGCCCCCAACCGTAGCACCGCAAAATTGAACTTTTTTTGAACTTCCGCGAACGCTATGGGACTTAACGTGAAATTTGCATCCAGCGTCGGGGCAGATCTGATCTCCCCCCGAAGGAGATGGCCGGGCCTTCTGCCCAGAACCTGGCCTAGATCCCCCGCGCTGGGTGCCCTTTCATAACGGACCAACGCGCCGAGGGGTATCGCCTAATGCCCGCATCAGTAATCATCACCGTCGTAGTCGTCTCCATCCTCTATATGGGATGGGTTGTGCTGGCTGTCAACTGGCCTAGGAAACTCGGCCCGGGAGAACAGCCCACCGAGGTCGACGCCGAGCAGGTCGAGCCATGAGCGCGCGGGTCTCGCTGTGCCTCAGCAAATGCAGCGACGACGGCCGATACGCCAACTACGACGAGGCATACCGTGCCCTACGCCAGCACGGCGACCACGTGTACGGCTGCACCCAGTTCGTGGCAGCGGAGGCCTTCATGCAGGGGAGCCGCAATGTCGCGTAACGGCCTCACTCCTGCCCAGGCGCGCGCTATGGACAAATGCCGACTCGTACCCCTCGGCCTGACCTACGAGCACGCTCATGGGATCGTCGTTGTCCATCAGCAGAAGGGCAATTGCACACCTGCCACCTGCGCCCGCCTGGCCGCCGCCCTCGAACGCATCCGCGTCGAGGAGGAGGCGCGGTGACGGCACCCGCGTCCGTGCTTCCACGCACACCGGTCGGTATCAGGCCGGCGATACCCAACTCGGCGCGGATATGGAACTACCTGCTCGGCGGCAAAGACAACTACATGACCGATCAGAACGTCGCCGAGAGGATGCGTGCGGTCGCGCCGGACATGAACCGGGCGGCCTGGTACCACCGTCGGTTCCTTCTGCGAGCCGTGGAAAACGCGGCGCGGGCGGGGGTGCGGCAGTTCATCGACATCGGCGCTGGCCTACCCCTCGGCGGCCACGAACCACATGAGGTGGCCCAAAAGATCCAGCCCGAAGCATCTTTCACCGCGGTCGACCATGACCCGATGGTGTTCACGCACTGCAACGCCATGTACAACCACAGGCCGAACGTGCATGTGTTGAAGGCTGACCTGCGGGACGTCGACGCCATGATCGAGGGACTCCGCTCCCTGGTCGACTTCGATGAACCAGTAGCGGTGCTGATGGTCGGCGTCCTGGATTACGTGATGGACGACGAAGACCCCGTCGCGATCATGGCACAGCTACGTTCAGCGCTCGCTCCTGGCAGCTACCTCGCCCTCACCCACGCCTGCATCAGCACCGACTTCGACCTCAAGGTGCAGATCGGCGCGGACTTAATCGGCAGCACAGCCGAAACCGTTTGGCGGCACTGGAAAGCGATCGCGAAATTCCTCGACGGATTCGACGTCCTGCCACCCGGTCTCAGGCCTGTCCAGGAATGGCTCGACGGCGACCTGCCGCGGACACAGCTCGACACGCTCGCGGCGATCGCCCGGACAGATTGACCCCACCTGCTGCTTGTGGCACGTGCCCGTCACAAACAGAAGAGCGGCCTCGCCCGGTGCGTCGGGCGAGGCCAATCTTTCGGCCAGAAATACCTCGATCACCCGCTACAGGGTGACGACACAGACCCCCTCGGCACTCGGTCGGGGAACTTTGAGAAAGGGATAACCCTTATGCCGCAGTACAGCCCCGGTCCGCAGGGTGGCAACTCCGACAAGGAAGACGTGGATCCGCGTGGTGCGGATGCGCCGAAGCGCCGTCTTGCCGAGGACTTCCGGCAGCTCAACGCCCAGGACTGAGCGCATCAGCTAGACCATGAATTACCCCGGAGAGGCACCCTGACTGCGACCATCAGCCGGGGTGCCTTCTTCATCGGAACGCACAACATCGGAGACGGCATGAAATACACGATGACCGGCGCGTTGGGCACGGTCACCTGGATAGACGACGACAGAGCCTCCGCGAAACCCGCGGACTGGGGACACTCCATTCTCAACATTGACGACTGCAGTACCGACCCCGGTGTGCTCTCGGCCGCCGACGCTGTCTTCGCGATGAGCGCTCACCACGACTGCCCCCCGCAATGCCTACCCCGTAGCCGGGCGCTGGCCACAGTCGACAAGGAATTCGTTCAGGTCGCGGTCAAGGGGGTTCACGACCGGCTCGACGCACAGCTCGCAACCACACTCCGCGAACTCGCCGACAGGATCACACCCTCATGACCGCGTTCATCGACTGGACCCTGGATATCAGCTGGTGGCAATACCCCTATCTTGTGGGCATGGTCGTGTTCCTGATCCACGAAACCGACCGAGCCCGGGAGAACAAGGGCAACGACCCGCACCTCGAGTTGCTGCGGCACAGCTTCGCGCACCGCGTGCTGACAACCTTGATCCTGATCATGGCGTCGCCATTGTGGCCGCTGTTCCTGCTGGGCGCGTTGCTGCGACCACTGGCAAGGCGAGGGGCGACGATGTTCCGCATGTGGGCCGACCGGCTCAGGGAATACGCGGACGAAGACCCACGATAAACCCCCGACATGCGAAGAACGCCCCCAACCTCACAAGAGGTTGGGGGCGTTGCTGTGTAACGAACTCGCGGCAGCGATAGACGCTTATGCCGGGCGGCGAGTACCGTCACCGCCAAAATGCGCGAGGGGAAATTCTGATGAGGATCGTCGCCGCGGTGGTTGCTGCTGCCGCCATCTTGCTCGCCGGATGCGGCAGCTCCGAATCCAGCAGTGCCACAACGACGACTGCGGCGATGACCCAGCAGGCCGAGATGCTGACCATGGCCAAGGGCGTGATCATCGGGCAGGTTGGCAAGAACGGCAACGTCATCGACGAGTTCGGGACCGCCACCTATCCGAACGAACTTCAGGTGATCGTGCCGGCGGATGTGGTCATGACCAATGGCCAGACGAACCGGGTGTGGTTCCGGGTGAACTTCGCCAAGACCGGCGCGACCGTCACGCCGTTCGGGCCGGCCGAGGTCGCGCTCGGCGCGACCGGCCCGTGGCAGTGATCAGACCAGGGCGTGCGGGGCGCTTACGGAATCTAGCGCAATACAACTAAGACATTGCGGCCATGAGATTCGTGACGATTCGGCTGGTGCCCTCGTAGGAGGGATGTGTGCCGTCGCATGTGAGCTGGGTGTCATAGGCGGTGGCGGTCGTGGAGGTCGCCGTCGCCGATGTCACTCGGCTTCCGCTTTCGAGATCAATGACTCCCTTTATCCCGTACGGATGCTGGGAGAACCATTGATTCATAGCCTTCCTAATGCCCTCCATCGTGGAGGTGTAGGTGTTATATGGGGTGAAATTCACCGCATATACCGGCACCGTTGTTCCCACGATAGTTCGGATGTTGGTCAAGCAGCTGATCAAATCCGCCTGAATCTGGGCGGCGGTCCTGCCATTGGCGATATCGTTGCAGCCGAGCGCGAGAATTACGGCATCGAAAGCGCCGCCGCTGGTCGCGAGGCGAGTCCATCCACGATACGAGGACGAAGCCCAGGTCTGCGCGAATGCGCCGTACAGCGAGTGATTCTGCACCATATAATCGCCCCTGCGCAGGGCCCAGCGATCCCAGAAGCGATCAGCCCACGGCGTAGGCACAATGTCGGTGCGTGCGCTCGATACCGCCCACGAGGGTCCCTGCGCGCCCTCGGGGATGCTGTCGCCGATGACCAATAGGCTTTTTTTCCGGTTGGTCGTGGTGTATCTGATCACCACGTCGAGAGGGACCCAGCCGACCGTGCCGCCGCTACTGGCAGTAGCGGGATTCACTGCCGAGGTAGTGTCGGACCAGCGCCACGCCTTACCGAGGCCGGTCTGCAAGGTCTGGGAAGACCCGTGGCAGGCGATACCAAGCAGCCATTCAACACCATCCTGCGGGAGGTCCGTAGTGAACGGACCGAGCGTCAGCGCACCTCCGGTATTCGGAATGGTTCCGCTCGTCGCCAATGTCGTGGCCGCGCCGCCGTTGAAGTTTCCCGTAGGCCCGGTATCGCCGAGCGAGCGAGCAGTCGCTTGCCCGCACACAGCCTTGTCGAGGGTGAGCGACGCGCCGCCATTCCCCGATCCGCCCGTATTGTAATTCGAGATATCCACGTAGTACGAGTCCGCATTGGCGGGCAGCGTGAATGGGATGCGGAACGATAAATTGGTTACCGCCGAGAGCGTGGTCGCCGTACCGGCGACATAGAGTACGGTCTGCCCGCCTTGCCCGCCATTACTGCAGCACAGCGTTTTCGTAGTCAGCGGATATTGCGTGACGGCCTCGTAGATGCCGTCTTCCATGTGGTTCATGCGGGCCGCGTTGACAGGTGTCGTCAGAGTCGGCTTATTGACCCACGTCTGCTTGCTGTACGTCATGGCTCTCCTGGGAAGAGGTCATCGCCCGGGAACAGGTCGTCGGACGGGTACGGGACGGTGTCACCGACGTCCTGCGGTACGACCATCGCCGCGGTGGCGGTCATCGCCGGTGCGGTCACGGACGCGGATGCCAACACCACAGGGACGCGGGCGGTTGCCGTTGCAGTCGCGGCGGGCACGACCACATTCGCGCCCGCCGATACCGCAGGAACAGCAGCAGCCGCGGTAGCAGTCATGGCGCTTGGAGTGACGACCGCGCCCGCGCGCAAAGCGGGCAGGATCATGTCGGCGGATGCGGTCATCGGCGGCGCGTTCACCACGGCACCCGCGCTCACGGTCGGCACCGGCATATCGGCGGCGGCCAGCATGCGCGGTGCGCTGACCAGACCAGAGGCCAGGTCCACGGTCGGCGCAGGCATTCCCGCAGTCGCCACCATTGGCGGCACCTCGACATAGCCGGGGACGGTGACAGCTGGCGCGGGGCTGCTGGCCGCCGCGACCATCGGCGGCGCGACGATCCGGGCGCCACCGGTCACAGTCGGCATATCGAAGTCAGCGCTGGCCTGCATCCTTGGCACGGCGACGGTCACGCCCGCATGAACCACAGGGATGGGCAGACCGGCAGTCGCCATCATTCGCGGCGCGAACACCAGTGCCGGCCTGGTGCCGTCGAACAGCAGGACGTCGCCGAGGTACACGCGCACAACCTGTTTGACGACACCGTCCTGATCGGCCCACCACAGTTCCGCGGGCGCGGATTCCTGGCGGAATAGAGCGACCACAAGGATCCCGTCAGGACACGGTCATGGTTGCGATGCCGGACGCGTCCCAGGCGACGGTGAAAGTGCTAGAGGTGACGGGGATGTCGGCGTCGAACAGGATGTAACCGATCAGCGGGCGCGTCGAGTCCGATGCTGGGGTTGCGTCGTAGAGGACCGCGACGCGGGCGGTGAAGGTTGCGCCGGTCCATTGCACGTCCGCGGCGTCGAGTGACCACAGATTCGACGCGCCCGTGTAGGCGCTCACCACCGACGACAGCGTCGCACCACCCGCGGTGTAACCGGTGCCTGTGATCTCGTTGGTGACGTCGCTCTTGTATCGGTGTGTGTCCTGGTCCGGGACGTAACTCGACGAGCACAGCATCACCTTGAGAGTGTCGCTGTCCAGGTCGATCTCTTTGTTGGCAAGCGAAAGGAAGTACTTGCCGTAATACTTGGCCACGTGCGCGATGGGGACCACTTCCTTAGATAGTCGACCGCCGCGAACAGCCGGTCGGAATTGGCGATTGCACAGCGAACCCCCGAGCGGTGGCCGCTTCGGGGGTTCGGTTTGCGAGTTGGGTTGTGGCCGTTACGGATTCGGCACGACGACGTATAGCGTTTCGGGATCTACAGAGGTGAGCGCGGCGTACTCGGCTTCGGTGAGGACCGTGATGAGCGCGACCCCGCCGCCGTTCCGAACGGCCTCGGCTTCCTCTGCAGGAGGCACCGGGAGCCCCGCCAGGATCAGCGGCCACAACCGCACCGGCGTAACCGAGTCAGGGATCACGATGTAGTAGGAGTTCAACCCGATCCGAACCTTCGTCGGTCCGGGATCAAGGTCTGGCGTAGTCAGCACTCCAGCAACGGCGTTCACCAGAATCGGTGTGGTGGTTACCATTCCTGTGCCGTCGCCGGATTCACGCAGCACGGGTGACGAGAAGAAGAAGTCGGTGTCGTTGTCCGCCTCGGCGATATTCGATATCGGCTCACTGATTACCGTCATGTGCCCCTCCTTTAGCTGAGCGCGTAGTACGGGACGAACCCAGAATTGAAGGTCAGCGAGCTGTAGCCGATCGAGGACAGCGGTGTGCTCGATCCGCCCGCGTAGGCGTACAGCGCTGCGGGTTTGAATCCGGACGGCGCCGACAGCGGCCAGAACGTCAGCTGGCATATCGAGTTACATGTCTGCCCGGGTGAGGTGACCTGCAAGGTCGCGAGCCCGAATATGTCGGCCTTCTTCGCGGCGATCGAATTGTTCAGCCCGAACGTGTATTCGGTGTCCGTCGAACCGACAGAGCCTTTGATGTCGTTCGTTTTCGCGACCAGGCTCAGGTTCCCGGTTGACGGGTCCATCTTGTACACCGCGAGGTAGAACGCTCCGATACCGAGCAGCGTCCACGAGTCACCGGTGATGAACGAGAAGTTGTTGTATGTCCGGTCTTTCGAGCATTCGATGAACCCGATTTCGGTGAGGTTCGCTCCATGCCCGGCCGGTTGATAGTCCGGTACCGCGTACTGGATAGTCCCGGATGCCGACACCGTATGCGAATGCGACCCGGCCGAACTGGTGCTGCTTCCGGAGACGCTGTGGGTGTGCGAACCGGCGCTGATCGCGGACGCGTTGACTGTGACGCCGGAGGCCTTGCGGGCCAGCATGATCCGCGGGAACGTCGCGTCGGCCTCGCGGGTGAACGTCTGCCACAGCGGCGCACCGGTAGGCAGGACGTTGCCGACGGGGTTGTTGATGCTGTTTTGGACGTTGGTGAACGAAACCTTCGCGCCGCCAGTGGTGACCGCCTTGACGGTGTCCTCGTCCAGGTTTGAGCCGTAGTCCGTGCCTACGACGAACGCATCGGGTGGCGCGGACGGCAGATGCGGCGTTGTCAAGTCAGCACCGCGCTTTCAACGTCGGTTGCGCGCGCCGCTGCTGTTCGAGTTCCGCGCGTCTTGCGTTGAGTTGATCGCGCTTGACGTCGATGGCATGGGTAGTCGCCCGGTAGTGGTTCAGTGCGCCGACCGCATCGACCCGTTGCCCCGGTGCAGGCGGTGTCAGAAGAGTTTCGACGAGCGCCGTCATCGCGTCGTCACGCTCGTTGCGAAGCTCGTCGTCCTGCGCCTCGAGCGCCCTGTCCTCATTGCCGATACGCCGAAGCTCCACGCTGCTCGACTGAAAATCGGCGTTGCAATCACGCTGGTGGTAGGTGAACATCGTGTTCTGCACGAGACCGCCCGCGGCGGCCAGCGCCATCAGGATCACGATGATGTTGAAAGTGCGCGGCCGCATTTCCAAGGACGTGATGCGCTCGCGGAACTCCCGCCACCGCAGCCGAAACGGGCGGCGGTCGAGGGTGGGAACGAGCAGAGTGCGCCCATTGCGACGCACTCTGCGGAACCCGAGCAGATACATACCGGCCGCGGTAACCGCACTGCCGATCAGCAGCCCGATCAATACAGCGAGCCAGTAGTTAGTGACCATTTCCATCACCATCTGGGCCGTCCTTGTCCTTGTCGGCGGCACGCTTCGCCTTGACGTAGGCGCCGCCGAGTAGACCAGCGATCGCGGTGATGACCGCCGTCATGGCAATCGTTATCTCGGGCTGCGGCTTGTAGTCCTCCCGGAACACCGGTACGGCGACGAACGAGATGAACCATCCCAGCGTGATCGCGACCGCGATGAACGCGAGAACCTTTACCAGCAGGCCGTTCTCGTCCACGCCTCACCACCACCTCTGCACACCTGCACACCTCCGGGTGTCGATCGAGCGGGCGGCGCTCCCCGAATCGGACCACCCTGTTCCCCTGCTCAGCCCTCGCCGCGCTGATCAGCAGCGCGTGGAAGAACGCGGTCGAGCATCCCGAACCAGGGTTCGGCCTTCTTGAGGAAGACCAGGATCGGAGTCAGGAACACCGCCGCGGCGGTGGCCCAGGTGCCGATGGTGGCAAACGTGCCGTCGCCGAAAGTCGCGGCGGCCAGACCGAGCAGCGCAATCACGCTGGTGAGAGCGGCGATCAGCGCCTTGGCGATCTGTCCAGGGCTGTACTTGAACGGGTTCATGATGTTGCCTCTCAATCTCGGTCCGGGACCGGTGTGTCCGGACCTTCGGAATCCAGCAGCGCCGCGGTGTCGCGACGGCCGGGCCAAATGATCTGGCCGTTCTCGAAACGCTGCCGCGCCTCACCGCCGGCCAGCGCCTCCTCGTCGGCGACTGGGTAGCCGAACGGACCATCCTCGCTGCCCTCCCGGTGCCAGCGGGCGCGGATCGCGCCGCGCACCACCACCGGGACGCGGCCGTCCTGGAAATACAGCGCGCCGCCCTGGAATCCCTGCACCACACCGTGCTCCAGATCGGTGACGTCGGTGATCGGGTAGCCGAGCACCCCGGTCTCCCAGCCGGCGGCCGCGTACTTCCCGAACAGCGACATCGGGATCGCGTGAGCGCCGGTCGACGGATGCCAGTAGATGTGGCCGAATTCGAATGCGGCGAACCGGCCTTTACCGTCGGGAGTCGACTCCTCCCCCGCGGTGATCCGAGCGCCGAGCCACGACGTGACGGCGGCGACGTCGTTGATCGCGTTCGGCGGCGGTGAAGCTGGTGCACCGGTGGCGAATTCGGCGACGTCTGCGGCCAGCACATCCCAAGGGAAGGCAGGTCCGAGGTCGGTGTGGGTGCCGATGCCCAAACATTGGGTGACGTAGTAGTGGTCGGACAGGCCGTCGCGCTGCTCGTACGGGGGACCAATGACCGCGGTGTCGTAGCCGATCTCTTTGGCGTCCTGGACCATCAGCCACGCCATGATGCGGATGTCGTCTCGACGTTCAAGCCACTGGTCCCGACTCCAGCTAGCGCGTGATCCGGCGAGACAATAGTTCACGGTGTAGGGGTTCGCATCCAGAACCGACCAGCTCGAGCGGTCCTTCCGTGCGATATGGAAGACCTGCCCGTTGCCTATGATGTCGTGGTAGCTGACCTCGTTGGCGGTGTTGCTCAGGTAGTCCGCGAGTCCCTGCGCGCCGCTGCCGTCGGCGGGCCCGCCTTCCTGGGTATGCCCGAGCCCGTTGGTGACGCGGGCGCCCTTGCGGCTGGAGTTGGAGTCGGCGTAGTAGTCGATCTCTTCGAACTCAGGTTTGACCATCGGCAGATCCTCGGGTTGCTCGTAGTGGGACCACTGCCCGTAGACGGCGGATAGGACGTCGTTGACGTCGACAGCACTGCCGTCGATCAGCGGCCCGGGACTTGTCGGGGTATCGATCACCCGCTGGTAGAGCACGGCTTCGGGAGCGATCTCGCCGCCGGACCACGCACGCGTCTGCCATGCCCAGAACTTCCCGCCGCCGGCCGAGCCGATGACGGCGTCCTGCGCGGCCCACGCGCACGCACGCGAATGCCCATAGATGCCAGTGCGTTCGGTGCCGATCGCGTTATTGACGCCGCGAAAGAACTCGACGGCCTGGGTGTTCCAGTCGTCGAGCGAGATGTCCTCGTCGACGGCGAAGAAGATTGGCGCCTGGTCGGGCCCGCCCGCGGCGCGGTGCCGCTCGGCTGCCTCGATTCCCATCCGCTGTCCACCGTCGTAGCCGGTGGTCCAGTCGGACGGAGCCGATGAATTGCCTGGTTTCCCGTATTGCCACACGGAAGCGATGTCGAGTCCGGCCGCGCGCAGCTGGTCGGTGTACGGCTTCGCGATCGGCTTCGCGCCGAAGTTGCTGCCAGGTCGGCTGGGTGCGACATAGACGATGACGGCGCTGTGGCCTGCATCCCGGATCGCGACCGGATCGATGAGGCGAGCAGCGAAATCTACGGCTGTGGTCATCGGCTGTCCCCCTGGTGTCTCTTCAGGATTCCGTTGCGCGCCTGCCCTTTACGCTCCGTATACAGGACGCGACGCTTCTCCACCTCGTCGTCGAGGTCGCGCAAGTAGGCGTTCACCTCGGTGACGGTGTGGGTGTTCGGGTCGAACATCGGTGGTTCGTCGATGGCGTCGACGACCTTCGCGGTCGGCTTCTCCGGTTCGGGTTCGTTGATGCGGTAGCCCTGATAGCGCAGCCGCTCGACGACCGCCTCCCGCTCGCGCACCGTCATCGCAGCCGGGTCCTGGATCACCACCGGATCCGGTGCGGGCTCAGACCCCTTGGGAACCCAGCCGCCCATCGCGTTGAATCGCGACTGCTCCCCGCGATACGGGGGACGGAACTCGATCGTCGCCGCTTCCGGATCGATCGGCGGGCAACCGGCTTCGGTGAGGTGCTTGGATACCGCGCGAGCGATCTGTTCCGGCCATATGATCCGGTTCCGCCCGCCCGCGTCCGTCCCGAATCCGATCGGGATGCATTGCAGCACAGGGAGGAATCGTTCCTCCGGGTCGTTTGGGTCGATGTCCTCGAGCCGCCAGATCTTGCCCAACAAATCCTCCTAGAGGACACCGAGGTCGCGGGCGATGGACATGACGTCTTGCAGCATCTCCAGCGCCTTCTGGACGGGGTCCTCGGGTTCGCGGTGGCCGACGGTGATGTCCCACCGCGGTGTGGTTTTCCGATCCCACGAGAGGGTGAGTTCGGTGATGCGGTCGACGTAGACCTTCCCGGGCTGGCCCCAGTCCTGGACGGTCGTGCCGATGCGAGTGCCGAGGTAGGCGTTTCCCTTGCCGCGCTGCCCGATTCGCAGGTTCTCCACGCCGTCGGCGACGGTGACCGTATGGGTGGTCTGCTCCCTCGTCCTCCACATGCCCGTGCGCAGGGCGATGAGAGCGGACAAGGTATAGGCGCGGTCTGCGCCCTCGCACCAGGTCTCTTGGTAGTGCGACCACCCGAGTCTCTGAGCTCGCCCGATGTCCTGCCACTTCATGAACGCCAGGAAGACGTCCGTGTACAGGGGTTTCAGGATCGCGTCGACCGCGCCGCCGATGGGCGGGATGAACACCGCCGCGGCGATGAGGTCGCCGATCATGTTGATCGTCGCGGAGATTAATTCGTTGACCTGATTTCAGGTTGTGGATGCCCCTCCGGTTGCCCGGAGGGGCATCCACAACCCCCGGCATCGAATGTCCTCCCGTGACGAACTCGGTGTCGGTCGCCGGCTTCCAGTGGAAGCTGTTGGACTGGACGCCGGTTCGGTCACCGTCGCGCAGGATGATGCCCGGTGCCCGCGGGTTCGTGCCCTTGTATCCAGGTACCGAGTACTCGGCCGGGAACGTGGGGTCGTCGATGACGTCGATGCCCTGCGTCATTCCGTCCGAACCGATGGACGTGAACGCGCGGATGAGGCCGGTGAAGATGTTGCCGCCGAACGACGTTTCGGTGTCCCAGCCGGAGTTGTCGACCAGGTCCCACACGAGCGTGCCGGGGCGGAGTGCGGTGAATCCCTCTGGTAGCGGGTCGCCTTCGAGGTAGCGCCGTGGCTCCCATGTCAGCTGTCCATCGGCGACGATCCGCTTGGACACGTCGTGGATGTATTTGAATCGGCTGTGGACGATTGCGAACTGGGAGTTGTCGTCGCCGATCGCGGTGGGCGCCACAACCTGTGACCAGGTGGACTGGTCCAGGTTGAACCACTGGCTGGCGTCCATCGGGTCGTCCGGCAGCGTCCAGAGGTTGGCCTCGAGCCGCAGGATGTTCAGGAACAACGTGAGCTTGAGGCACCACTTCGCGGGCCCGAACAGGATCCACAACCGTGGGAACTGAATCTCGGGCGGCAGGAACGGATTCGAGTACGCGAGGATGTGCTTGAGGTGCTCGTAGTCCGATTTGAAGGTCGCTCGGACGACGCGGCGGCCGTCGGTGTCCTTGAACCCCTCGAGGTCATCGAGCATCCCGCCCCAACGGCTACCGTCCTTGTCGACGGTGATGAAGACGTTGGCTGTGGAGCGGGCGTCGTGGTTGGTCAGCCACTTCGACAGGTAGTAATGGCTCGGCAATTCGATTGTGCCGACGCCGGTTTCGTTCTCCGGAAGCGTGAACTTCGCCGAGATCTCGTTGTGGACCTCGCCGACGAGGACCCAGTCGCCGTCCCAGATCCGCACCAGCGGCGGCTGGATCCGGCGGTCGTGGTCGCGCTTGAGGCGTTCGGCGATCTCGCCGAAGACCTGATCAAAGTCGATCGTTTCGACGGTCGTCATTCGAGACCCCAGGGCCTCGGCCACGGCCGCGGGCACAGCACTTGAATGCCGGTTCCGGCGGGCGCGCCGGTGACCGTGACCGGCACCAGAGTCTCAGGCGTGCCGCCGGGGATGCAGTAGGCGAACCGCCGGCCGCCCATGCGCTGATAAAACTCGGTATCCAGCGACGAGTTGAACTGGCCGTTGATCGCCATCTTGTCGGTGTCGATGGACAGGTGCTCGCCGAGCAGCAGCGGCGCGAGTTCCACCTTGCGCAGGGCGTCTTCCTCCGCGCGGTCGAATTCGTCGTTGCCCCACGAGAAGTCGGGCAGGGTGACGACCATCCCGTCGGCGGAGGCTTGGATCCGCCATTGCGGCCAGATCTCGTAGTCCTCCGGAAGCGGGTTCGAGACCGTGACGTATCCGGTCTCGGTGCCGCCGCCGGTGGTGTCGGTTTGGCAGACGAACGTCGACGGCTGAGGCTTCTCGATCCACCGGGGGTATGCACCGACGAGCGGGATCAGTAGCAGCCCATACTGTTCGCCGTCAGGGTCATAGACGGCCTTGATCTTCACCTTCCCGCCGAGCCGGACCGGCAGGTGTCGGCGCGAATCCCCCGTCGTAACCCACAGTTTCGAATCCCGTTTGAACGAGAAGGATTTCCGGAAGTCCGAATCGACGTAGCGCCACGGCCTTTGGCGTGTGCCCATCACATGGATAGCGAGGATGAAGTCGTACTTCTCCTCCCGGATCCCGCCGAACTCGGCACCGACCTGGAAGGCGGTGGAGTTGTAGAGGGCGGTGACGGGCGGGTCGTACATGCCGTCGAAGTCGGTTCCCTCTTCCTCGTCGGCGAGGCAGACACCGCGCTCCCACTGGCCTTGACCGGCGAGGGTCCACCAGTCGCCCGGGCCGTTGCAGCCCTCCAGCTCGATGAGGACTCCGCGGGGCGGATCGATCATGTGCGCGGCGTCCAAGCCTTGGCGCGTTGGCGCTGATCCAGCTGCACCATCCGCCACTCGCGATGGAACTCACCCGCAGACATACCGGTGTGCAGGTTCTCGATCACCGTGCGGTTGTCGATGTTCTGCACCCGAGACGACCGCGTCAGGGCGGCGTCGCGGAGTTGGCTGCCGTTGAGGACCCATTCGGTTTCGCCGGAAGTGTTGATCGCGGCCATGTTGTTGGGCAGAGGGCCTCCTTCATCTCGGATCACAGCCGGGATGCGCAGGGTCTTCATCATTTCCTCGAGCCAGTTCGGGGAACCCGGTACGACGGGACCCTGCTTGGCGAGATCGTCGGAGCTGATGACCGGCGCGGTCTGCGTCTTCTTCTGCTTGTTCGCCTCGTCGGCAGCGAGCCCGATGACCGCGCCGGTGACGCCCTGGATGTCCCCGCCCAGGCCGATGACGTTGAGGGCGTCCGACAGCTGGCCGGTGACGAACGCCTTTGCCGCGTCGCCGAACAGGTCGACAACACCGCTGGTCCCGCTCGAGCTGCTGCTCGACGAGGTACCTTCACGTTGCTTCTTCTGCTCCGCGGCGAGCGCGTTGATCGCCTTCTGCAGATCCAGGTCGGCGGAGCGGCGGTCGTCGTCGGTGGCTTCGGGATCGGCATAGGTGTCGTCTCGGTCGGCCCTGGCGTTGTTCAGCGCGATCTGCAGCTCTTCCAACCGGATCTGGTCATCGGTCAGATTCCCGGTCAGAGGCGGGGCTTCGGGGACGGGGCCGCCGGATGTGTTGGCCTGCTCCTTCTTCTGCTCCAACTCCTGCACCCGCAGCTCGGCGCGCTGCACGTCGATCTGCGATTGCCGCTTATCGTCGGCGGACTTCTTCGGATCCTTGATGTCCTCGTCGCGCTGCGACTTCGCCTTGTTCAGGCTGATCCGTGCCGATTCCAGCTCGAGATCGTTGGACGCATCCCAGGTCGTTGTCTTGGATCGCGACGACCGCGACCGCGTACCCGACCCGGATCCAGCTGGATTGAACTCGGATTCGGCCAGATAGAACTTCAACGGCAGGTTTCCGCTGCTCGCGGACTGCGCCCCCGGACCCACGCGCACACCGTTGGAACCGGACTCCAGCGGGTTGCCAGCGAGGGAGCCGGCCATGTGCGAGTACTGGCCACCACCACCGCGGTAGATGCCGATAGACAGGCCTCGCCCGGTTGGGTCCAGGCCGGACCGGAATCCCAGCCCGGCGAAGTCGGATTCCGTCGTGAACCAGCGCGTGAATGGACTGAGTCCCTTCAGCAGCGCGTAGGCAGCGGAGATGAACCCCGAGCAGTCCCAGCTCGGGTTGCCGACACCGCCGTACTGGTAGGGCTTGCCGGACTCACCGCGCAGGAAGCCGAGCGCGCGGGTAACCGCGACACCGCCGTCGGCCATCTTCGTCAGACCGAACCCGAACATGCCCGCGACTTGGCCGAGGATGTTCACCGAGCGGCCACGCTTGGACGGCGCGAGCGGAATGAACGCCTCGCCCATCGTCTCGGGTTCGGCCCACTGGTACAGCCGCGTCTGCGGCGCCTGGATCGTGGCCTGACTCGGGAGAGGTCCGTCGACACCGCCTTCGGCGCGGGGCGCGATGGGGATGTCGTCGATATTCTCGTGCAGCCGTTGCCGGGTGGAGTCGGGCAGGTTGTAGCCGGACTGGTCGTATTCGACCTTGACCTTCTGGGTCTTGTCCGGCAGGTTCTTCGCGATGATCGCGTCGAGTTGCGCGAGCACGGCCTGGATGTCGGGGGCGGTGACTTTGACGATGCCCGGTTTGCCGTTGACTTCCTCGATCTTCACGCCGGTCTGCGTCAGGGCGTCCTGGGCTTCCTTGGTCAACGCTTCGACCGGGATCGTGACGCCCTGAGCGTTGGTCTTGAGCAGCCCCTCCATGACGACGAGCTGCTGCTCGACCGAGTCGGCGCCCTTGAGGTTCGCCAGGATCTCGATGTCCTTGGGCAGGTAGCCGAGCTGTGTGGCCATCTGCAGCACCTGATCGACCGTCAACCCAGCCGACTGGGCCAGTTGCACGAACTGCCCGGCGTTCTTCTCCAGGATCGGGCCCATATCGACGCCCGCCTCGGCGGCGGTGATCGTGGCGTTGCGGATGTTGTTGAGCTCGTCGTAGAGCTTCTTGCCGTTCTCGGTGGCGGTGTCGACCTGTCCGCCTTGCCCGATCAGCTGCGCACCGAAGCCCATGGACTTGTCCCACGCCTCAGCAGTGGCCTTCGCCGTCTCGCGGACTTGCTGGTTGTATTTCGCGAGAGCTTCCTGCGCTGAGATCGGTTTGCCGGACAACACATCCAGCGCGGCCTTCATCGCGTCGATACGGTCGGCCGCCGAAGCCGATTCGTCCGAGAGGGTCTTGACCGCTTGGGTGAGGGTCGCGAATCCAGGGGTCGTGTTCTTCGCGGTCTCCTGGATCTTCACGATGCCGTCACGCAGCGCCTGCAGCTCCGACAGCGCGAACCGGCCGTCGACGCCCATGCCCCGTAGCTTCACCGCGAGGTCGTTGAACTTGGATGAGTCGGAGAGAGTGGCGGCGAGCTGCTGGTCGGACAGGTTCAGGTCGTCGATGACCTTCTTCGCGCCTTCCCAGCGTTCGGCGTACCACTGCTTGTCGCGGGCGGTATTCATCCACGGCGGCGTGAAGTTGCGTTCCAGGAAGCCGGGTTTGAAGTTCGCGGCCTTGTCCAGGCTGTCCTTCATGATCCCGACCTGGCGGGTCACGTTCTGGATCGCCTGGTCGTTGAACGCACCGTTGTTGATGGAGAAGATCTCAGCGAGATCGCTTCGGGTGGCGCCGATTTCACGCAGGCTGGCTTGCATGGCCTTGGCGTGCTCTTCGCCCTTCTTCAGCTCGCTCCACAGCTGGAATACCGCCGCGCCAGCGGCAACGACAGCGACGACCCATGGGCCGCCGAGCAGGCTCACCAATCCACCGGCGGCCGAGCGAACACCGGTGGCGGCCGCGGCGATGGTTCCCTGGGTGCGCGCGAACACCGAAGCGCCAGCGGCGGCGTTGAGGAATGAGGTCTGCATGCGCGCGACCACCGGCGCCGATGTGCCGAGCTGGTTGACCGCGGACCCGAAACGGCCCAGCGTGGTCGCGCCGATGCCGGCGACCTGAGCGACGCGTCCGTTGGCTGTCGCTACCGCAAGGCTCGCCGCGGCGAACCGTTGCATCGCCGCGGCGCCGGTGACCAGCCAGGTACCCAGGGCTGTGGTGCGGAACGCGATCAGCGCCACAGTCGCGGCCTGGACCGGGGCTGGCAGGTCGGCGAAGAATTTGATTGCCGGGACGAGCGCGTGCCCTACCGACACCGCTGCATTGCCTGCGTCGTGCAGGCCGTCGACGATCTTCGGTGTCGTCTCAGTGATCTTCTGTGCTGCGTTTTTCGCGAACGACTCCAGCGGGCCCTTGACGAGGTCGTATACCTCGAGCGCCAGACCTTCGGCAGCGTTCTGCACCTGCTGCATCGCGCCGGGCAGGCCCTCCATCTTGGCCGCGGCGACCTCGGCGGCGGTGCCCTGCTTGGACATCGCGTCGTGCATCTTGTCGAATCCGACGACGCCCTTCTCGGCAGCGATGGAAGCCAAACGCATTGCGTCAGAACCGAACAGGGTGGCCGTGGCCGCCTGATACATCTCCGGCGTCATCCGGCCGGAAGCGACCTGCAGCTGGTCGAACAGGTTCCGCAGACCCTTGAACTGGCCTTGCGAGTCGTAGATGGTCAGGCCGAGGCTTTTGATCGCCGCCTGAGCAGGCTTGCCCTGATCGGTCAACGCCAGCAGCGCGGACTTGAGCAGGGTGCCGGCGTCGCTACCTTTGATGCCGGAGTTGGCGAACAGACCCAGCGCGGTCGCGGTGTCCTCCACCGTCAGACCGAACTGGTGAGCCACTGCCGCACCGGCCTGCAGGCCGTGGGCGACGTCGGTGATCTCCGCCGAGGATGCGTTCGCGGTGTTGGCCAGGACGTCGGCTACGCGGGTGGCGTCGGAGGCGTTGAGCCCGAACGCCTGCAGCGCTTGGGATTGGATCGTCGCCGCCTGGGCGGCGTCGATCTGCGCTGCGGCGGCCAACTGCAGGGAGCCCTTGGCCGCATCCATCGACTGCTGGACGCTGAAACCGCCCTTGGCCAACTCCGACATCGCGGATGCCGCGTCGTTGGCGGATGTACCGGGCAGGGTGATGTCGGCGCCGAGCTGCTTGGCTTTCTCCGACACCTTCGTCATCTGATCGGCGGTCGCTCCAGATACCGCCTTCAACGTGTTCAGCGAGGTGGTGAACTCGTTGCCGACGTCGATGACCGCCTTGAACGCCGCCGCACCACCGAGGGCCAGACCCATGGACGCGCCGACTCCCGCCGCGATTCCCACGGCGGGAGAGAGTCCACTGCGCAGGTTGGAGATGAAATTCCGCAGATCGGGGGCGACGAGGATATCTATGCGTCCACCGGGCACGAACTCACCTCCCCGCTTCCGCGCGCGACCTGTTCAGCAGGTCGAACTTGTTCTTCGGTTTCTCGGGCTCCGGGACCTGATACGGCTTCTGCGCCGCCCGATAGCGTTCGACGAGTTCGGCGGTGATCTCCGGTGCGCGTTGGGCGACCGGCGCCAGGATCGGCAACTGCGGCGGCTTGATGCCGTGCTTCTTCCGCATGGCCCGCTCCCGCACGACTTCGGGGTCGTCGGGGTCGGTGACGCCGGAGACGTAGTCGAAGTTCAGTTCGAAGTCCTCGCGGTCGACCAACATCGCGAGGTTCTCCGAGTCCCGGGCGCGTTGGGCGTCCCGGTCGTCGGCGTCCTGAATGAGTGCTGCCACATCGGGGTAGGGCATGGTCGCGAGCGCGACCCGCAGATTTACTCCGTGGTAGTGGTGGACTCTGGCGAAGGCCGCGCCCCAGCGGGAAGGTTCCCGAATCCCGGCAAGGGCGCGATGAGTTCCCCCTCGTAGATCTCGCTGAGGTTGAAGATCCGGTTCAGCGCCTTCGACGCGTACTCCGGAGTGAGGTTGCCGATGAACTCCCACATCGCCGAGCCATCGGTGGTGACGATGGACAGCGCGTCCTCGAATCGTGTCTCACCTACGGCGCGGTGGAACTCGACTACCTGATCGCCGGAAAACCCGCGCAGCACATCGGCCTCGACCTTGCCGAGCTTCACCGGGACAGGCGGCTTCTCCTCCGTGCCGAAGTCCGCGAGCAGATCGATCGGCTCCGGAGCCTTGACGGCCGCGAGCTTCGGCCGGCGGGCAGCCGCGGGCGTGGAACGCCGCGCGGCTGCCTTCCTGGGTGCAGATGCTGCCATCAGGCGGCTTGCACAGTGACGGAACCGGTCGGGGTCAGCGATCCGCCAGTGGTCGACAGAGTGCCAGGCACCGCGATTGTCACGGTGTAGTTGCCTGCCGTGCCGGTCACGGTGACATTGCCGGTGCCGATGGTGGACAGCGCCTCGAGCGCGGACTGGACCGCGCTGGTGGCTGCGTTGTAGGCGATGCCAGCAGCGGTCTGACCGTTGAAGGTCAGCGGGAACGTGCCAGCTGTAGTGCCCCCAGGCACTGTCACCGTATACGCGACCTGCAGCGGGTTCCACGAGGTGAGCGGAACGAACGGCGACAAGGCCAACAGTTCGAGCTCGAACCCGTCGAGGTCTTCCTTGCCGAACGTCCGCGGCGGCGGCGTGGTGAGAGTGACCTCGGGGCTGTAGAACGCCTGGCTGGTGTCCTCGTCCCGCAGCACCAACAGGACCGCGAAGTCCTCGTCGTCGCCGGGGTTCCACCGGTACACACCGGAGCTGACCACGGAGATGGAGCCACCCTGCAGCGCAGTGAGGACGGTGGCGATCGAGTAGTCGACCGGGCGCATCTTGACGCGCTCCTCGGTGGGGGACTTGATCACCTTGTACGGGGCGAGGCGACGGTTCCACACCTTCTTCGGCGAGACGTCGCGGGTGGGGGTGAGTTCGAATCCGGCCTCGATGCCGCCGAACGCATCCCACACCAGACCGCTGGTGGTGGGGTTGTCGGCAAACGGGTCGGTCGGCAGTAGGGTGCCCTTGGGCGCACGGTATCCGTCGCCGTCCAGCCACACATACGCCTTTTCGGGATCGGCGTGAGTGCTCACGATGCCTCCATTACTGTGATGTGCCCACGGGGGCAGGGGTGTCTATGTACGGGCGGCGCGCATCTTCAGCTCGACGCGCACCGTCGCGCGGTACAGCGGTTGGTCTGCGCCGCGGGTCTTGTCCACTGAGGTGATGGGGCCGTCGGTCCAGCGGGCCGTCCACGCCGATCCTCGGAATTCCTGGGGTCGGGTCCTGCCGAGCAACTGCCCCGCCATCGCGGCGATATCCCAGGCGACCTCTTCGGGATCTTTTGAGCCGCCGAGGATCTCGTGCTTCGGCACGAAGGCGTCGATCTGGATCAGCGGCTTGCGCAGCATCGGATCCTCGCCGACATTCCCAGGTGCCCGGATCGTCACGAACGGTCCGATGATCGGGTCCGGCGCATCGCGCGTCGTCACAGAATCGGCAGGGACCAGCGCCGTGAACGCAGGTTGGGCGATGAGGAAGACTCGGGCCGCGCCGGGCGCGAACGGAATCGGTGCGGTCATAGCCCGAGGTTCGCCTGGAACGCGCCGCGGTCGTTGTACTTACCGAGCGTGCGGGCAGCGTCGGTGAGGATCGCGTGCGCGGGAGTGTCGACCGTGCCGAACTCCTTGATGAACGCCAGCGGGTCATCGTCGACTAGGAACACCTGATCGCCATCGACCTCGACGCCCACACCATCGCGGTAGGCGCCGGACACGACGGGCGCGAGTTGGCGGGCCTTCGCGGCCGCCTTCTCCGCCAGTTCTTTGCGCCCGGGTGTCGACCCTTGCGCGGCCTCTCGGTAGGTCTGGGCCTCGAATATCTCGAGGCGTGCCCGCCCGCCGGAGACGATATTGTCGGCCATCAGGCCTTCTCGTCGGCCTTCGCGGCGCGGCGGGTCTTGACGTCGTCCACCTCGACTTCGACCGTCTTGGTGTCGGCTTCGGTGCGGTTGCGGTAGGCCTTGGAATGCTCGTCGGCGTAGTGGGTGACGCCGTTGGCGTCGGTCCAGGACTTGATCACGGTTACTCCTGTATGTCGCTGGAGTGCCGCACGATGGCGGCGATGTAGGCCGGTTTGCGGGATCCGGTCGCGGGACGCCGAGTCCGGGGCGTGCCCTGGACGGTGACGGTGTCGCCGATCTGCACGAGGTCGGTGACGTCGGCGGGGCCGTCGAAGCGCCACACGTCGCGGCGGTTCACCCCTCCGGGAAGACCGGGCATGAGCAGGAGAGTCAGTCGCTGAGTCTCGTGCCCGTCCTCGAACTCTTCGACCAGAACGGTGGTGAGGTCCCGCTTCTGCAGCAGACCCCACCACGGGATCTCTGTCGGAGTGGTGGGGACCCGGTTGCCGGTTAGCGGATCGAACGTCGGCGTTCCGGCCCGCAGCAGCGTCCACCGCTCGGGTAGGCGCTTGGTCACGGCCCGATCCGGATCGTGAACGCATCACCGGATTCGGGGGTGTCGATGAGGTCGGCGATGTCGTCGTCGGTGATGTACACCAGACCGCCGTCGCTGGATTCGTACTCGGTGGAGATCTCGGGGTACTCGGTGCGTCGCACACCGAGCCCCCGACGAATCTTCTCCAGCGCACGAATGACGATTTCCGCGCCGACACCCTTGACCAGGTCCGCGTCCAGGGTGGCGGCGGCGATGCGGTCGTCGATCCCGCTGACTCTGCTGCGCAGCTTCGCTTGGGTGATCGCGATGAACCTGTTCACCTGGGTGAGTTCGGGTTCCTCGTAGGTTTCGCCCGAGAGCGCCTGCACGTCGCCGATGGCGAACAGCGGATCAGTCATCGCCCGCGATCGCCGCGAGGATGTCGGCCTTCTTCGTCGCGTCGCCGAGGTCGATCTCGTGCAGCTCGGCGTACGCCTTGAGGTCGGCCACCGTCCAACTCTCGGACGGCTCACCGTTGTCCGACTCGGGCTCCCACGCATCCGGGTTGGTGATGCGCTTGGCGACATCGGCCGGGACGTCGTCTCCCGGGCCGAACACGTGGGAGTTGCCTTCGTCGTCGTAGACGTGCACATGCGCAATGAGCTTGCGCATCACAGCACATCCGCGAGGAAGGTGGCGTTGGCGTTGAGCAGCATCGGCAGACCGATGCCCGACGCCTTGGTCCACCGTGCGACCGGGTCGTTGTCGATGTAGGAACCGACCACGATGCCGGGGGCGTCGGTGGAGTCGATGCCGTAGTCAGGCTCGAGCGCCTCCGCGGTGGTGCCCCATAGCGTCTCGCCGATCTTCGAAGACCCGATGTAGAGGATCTTGTCGTCCGGGATGAGACGAGTGGCAGCGCCGGTCGAGTCCTCCACCTGCGCGTCGAAAATCTCGAACGCGGGGTGCCCGAAGCTGGTGAACAAGGCGTTCACCTGCTCGCGGGTGACGATGCCCTGGGTCGAGCCCGGAGGCAGCGCGTAGGCGCGGATCTTGTCGTTGCGCATCAGCGACGACATCACCCGCTGGGAGGTGATCGCCCGCACCGGGTTGCCGGACTGGGTGGCCCGGAACGTGGAGAACCAGGACTCCTGGTCGGCGATCGGATCCGCAGCACCACCACCGGTGACGCTCCACAGCACCGACGCAGTGACGGTGTGGCCCGAGAGCCGCTGGAAATCGGCGACCAGATCCAGGCCGTTCTCGGCCAAGGTCACCTTGCCGTTCACCAGAGCATCGGCCTTGGCCATGATGATCCTGGTGCGCAGCGCCTGCGCCAGCTCGACCGCGTCGTTGAAGATGATGTCGCGGATCGCATTGTCGGCCTTACGCAAGCGAAGCCGATCGTATTCGCCGAGTCGCCGCTTCTCCGAGATCGGAGGCAGCTCACCGGAGATCCGCACCACGCCCTTACGGCTGGTGATCGGAGCCTCGGTGTCCCACGACCGGAACCGCGCCGCACGCCGCAGACCCTGCTGGGTGATGTTGGCCCGGAACTCGACGTCGTCGATCATCGTGTCCGGCAGCAGGCTATCGATCAACGTCAGGTCGTTGATCGGCTGATCTGCCAACGCCTCACGCACGTAGCCCGTCAGCTCGGCGGGGGTGACGTAATCCGAATTGATCACGAGTGCCATTGGTTACGCCTCCTCTCAGAAGTAGCTGATCTGCTTGGCCGTGGCCTGGCCTGCAGCGTTGGTGGTGTGGGGCAGCTTGGCCGCGATGACGGCACCGTGCCAGAGCAGTGCTCCAGCGACCTTCGTCGCGCCGGTCGGGACACGAACCGGGGTGAGCAGATGCCCCGCGATCACAGCCGCGGACTCGTCACCGGTGCTGAAAAGCCCGTACTTGCCGCTGCCGAGCTTCTTCAGCGCGTACCCGGACTTGATCCAGCCGTCCGGATAATGGGTGCCCGCGGTGAACGTGGACAGATCCAAGGTGATCGTGCGCGCACGATCGGTACCCTCAGCTGTCGCCAGCCACGACTGATCGTCCTGGCCGAACGTGTCGGTCTTGATATTCAGGTCCATTGCTCCCCTCCTTTACTGGGGGTCATTTGCGTTGTTTGCGCGCCTCGTACGCGGCTCGGCCGGCGGCCATCGTTCCGCCCGTATCCGCCGGACCTCCGCCTTGGCGACGGTCCGGTGCCGGAGTTGGCGGCGGGGTGGGTCCGGCCGGGGCTGTGGAACCGAGCTGCTGTTTGAGCTGTTCGGCGTCGGCAACGAGTTCCTCGAGGGTGTTGCCGACCAGACGCGGAGCCAGAGACAGTGACAGCCCGGCGGCGTTGGCAGCCTCGTAGCGCTTCGCCTTCGCGGCGTCGGCCTCGAGCTGCTTGATCCGTTCGGCAGTCCGTTCGGACTCGGTTTTCTGGGCGTCCTCGAATTCCTTGACGCGGGCTTCGAGTGCCTTCTTCTCCTTCTCGGCGACCTGGCGGGCTTCGCGTTCTTTCTTGATCGCGGCCTTTCCGGCTTCACCGAGGTCACCATCAGCGGGGCCCGTCGCGGGTGCTGCTGCCGGTGGTTCCGGCGCCTGCGGCGCCACAGGGGGCTCTGTCGAACCGGGGGCCGCGGGCGCGGTTGGACCGGTAGCAGGTGCCGTCATTTACTTGTCCTCCATCGCGGGGGAATGCTGTCCGGCCTCGCGCCGGGCAGCGAAGTTCAGGTGGTGATGTAGCCGTTGAGCCGCAGGAGCCTGAGTGCGTCCTCGCGGTTCTCGGCGATCTGGTAGATCGCTTCCGGCATCAACCGGGGTGTTGTGCGGGCATTTCGTCCGCGGGCGCGGATCGCGCGACCGGCGACACCGCGGCGAGTGACACCCTCGGTAGTGGTGAGCAGCTGACGTCCGTGCACATCGGTCGTCTGCGCTCGGGCTCCCAGGCGCACACCGTCGCGGACGATGCCGCCGCTGATGGTCAGGCCACGCCGGGCGTTGACCACCTGGCTCATGTCGCCGCCGTCGCGGATCGCCCGCGCACCAGCCGCAGTGAACACCCTTGCCTGCTCGACCGGGGTCAAGCTGTTGAAGTACGCCTTCGGGTCGGTCCGAATATCGTCGGATCGGTTCTCGCGGCACGGGATGTGCTTGCAGTTGCAGCCCGGATGCCGCAGGAACCCTGAGCTCCAGTGGTAGTAGCGGCCCGCCAGGATCACGCACCGCGAGCAGCTGGGCGGTACCAGCATCCGTATGTACCCGACGCCGAGGCGGGAGATGATTCCCAACCCCGTGGCTGCGCGTCCGGCATCGGCGAGTTCGGTCTGAATCATCAATCGCGCCGTCCGGCCCGCGTTCTGCCACGCGAGGTACGGCGCTTCGCCCTCGTTGACGCGTTGCCCGGCGCCGATCACCGCTTGCAGCAGCAGGCCGTCGATGGTGCGACCGTCCGAGGTGACACCCACCAGCCGAGCCGGGTTGGGTGTGGCTTGCTGGCGGGCACTGATGTGCTGTTCTTCCAGCGCATCCCCGACGTACCGGTCGGCTCCGGCCACCGCGGCGCGTTGTCCGGCGGTGACGGTGCGTGTCAATCGGTCGATGTTGCGGTTGAACCAGGCATCGAAGTCCGCCGGCGGGAGGTTGCCCCATTGCTTGGCGACTTCGTCGATGGTGTCGCTGATGATCTTCCGCTGCGCGGTGTCGTGCTCAATTGCCGCTTGCGGGGGCGTTCCCATTCACCACCAGCGGATTCTGCGGATTCTGGTTAGCCAGGTCCTGCGCGAACTGCTCCAGGGCGGGATCTCGCGCCTCGGCCTCGAAGTAGGCGCGCTCTCGTGCCTTGCGAGGTTCGTCCCATCCCATCTCATCCCAGGACCCCTCGCGCGATAGCACGGGAGTGCCGCCGTTGAGCTTCTGGATCGCGTCCGCTTCTTCGGCGCGCGTAGGTGTAGCGGGGTCGCGCCACTCCACGGCGATCGGCTCGCCGGGGGTCGGCCATTTACCGGTGCGGAACCGTTCGTACAGGGCGAGCGTCCAGCCGAGTCCCACGCCGAGGTGTGCGTTCTTCTCCTCGGCGTTGGACACCACCCGGGACTCGTCCGCCCGGATGGCACCTTCGGCGGCCGGGTTGGCGGTGTTCGCGCCGAAGTAGCGGAAGGGTAGACCGGTCACGCTCGAGGCGAGTTCGGCGTACAGCTTCACTGTGCCGTGGAAGTTCGACAGATCCGCCGCGGCCAACTGCCCGACGGTGACGTCCTTCGCGGACTTCTGCGTCGCCCACATGGCATCGAAGTAGGACTTCCATGCCGGTAGCGGATTGCCGTCCTTGTCGACAAAATCACCCTTGGACATACCGATCACAAACCGCTTCGGAACAGCGACCGTCTCCACGCCCAGCTGTAGGTCGGTAAGCGCTCGAGCGCACGCATCGGTGAGGGGGATGACGTCGGCCATCTCGGTGGTGCCGTGCCACTTCCCCAGCCTGCGCCGATTCAGGAACAGCACCACGGGAACCTTGCCGAGTCCGTGCGGATCGACATCTTCGTCGCCGCCGACGACGTCGATATCCCAGCCGTTGGTGGTCATCGTCAGCTGAATTGTCTTGTCCGGCAGGAACAGGGTGGCTACCTGGGTGCCATCCTCTTCCCGATACTTGCGCATCGCCGCATCCATCCGGCGGCGTCGTTGGTTCACCAGCGCCGACATCTGCCGCGGCGATTCCACCGTGATCAGCGGGTGGCCCTTGTCGTCCTCGTTGGTGCCGACCGTCATGAAGCAGCGGCCGAAGATCATGTTCTCCTTGGCCAGGACCGGCACCTCGGCCTCCAGGTTGTTGGCGTTGAACGCCTCCTGCAGATCCGGATCCGCCTTACCGGCGCCCGGCCGGTAGATGCTCTTGACCTTTTGGCGGCGCGCCACCTCATCGACATACATGCGCGGCCAGTTCGCCACCAGCTCGAAGATGCGAAGCTCCTCCGGCACAGCGAGACCGATCTGCTTGAGCTTCTGCGCGCCCTCGTAATACGAGTCATTGAGCTTGTCGTCCCTGGACAGGTTCGCCAGCCTGCCGGACAGCTTGTTGACCATGTCCCGCTCGTCATCGGTGAGCTTCGTGCGCAGAACGACCAACGCTCACCTCCTAGTTGAAACAGAACATGCGGCCATCGACGTCTTCCCAACCCGCTTCGCGGGTATCAGAGGCTGCTTCGTGGGCGAGGATCGAGGCGATCGACGCGTCGATTTTCTGATGGTCTGCCGGTTTACCGAGCACGTATTTGTCGCCGGGCTTCGGGACTTTCCGGCAGTTCGCCATGTGTGTGCTCGTGATCGGACATCCGTCCTGGGTGGTTCGGTGGGTCTTCAGGTCGGTCTCGAAACGCCTGATCGCCGCGTACATCTGGGTGATCCGATTGGTTGCCCACTCCATGACGTGGTTCTCGCCGTATTTCAGCGCCCAATCGCCGATCTCGGAGTACCAGTCCTGCGGGTCGGCGTACAGCCGTTCGACAGCCCAGGTGTTGAACACCTCGTCGACGGCTGCATGCACCTCGCCACGCGGGATCCGGCCGCCCCATTCAGCCGGGTTCCATATCGTTGGCCGCCTATCCGGCCCGTAGCGGGGCGTGAACAGCAGCCCTTCGCGCGTCTCGCAGCGCAGCGCGGTCCAGTCGTTGTTCTCCGACCCGTCGAAACCGGCGCATATCGCAGTGCCGGACGGCGGATTAGGAAGCCAGATCTTGCGCATAGCAGCTGTCCCACAAGCCATCCGGTAGCCATGTGCCCGCGCGGGCGACAAGGCGGTTACCGAAGAACCTTTCGGCCTGCGCCGGATCGGTCTCGTTCAACTCCATCGCCTCGGCCTCGATGCTGTCGAGGCTGACCCACGGCGACCCCTCGTAGACGTACTTCAGGATCCGTCGTCGGTCCCGCTTGTTGCGCCAGGACAGCCCGGCGGGCGGGATCCGATAGAACTTGAAGATGTCCTTTGCCTGCGACTCATAGGTGCGCTGCGCGGTGGAATTCTCCGCAGGGTCCCACGGGTTGGTGGTCTCCATCGAGCGCCCGTTCATGCCCGCCGCGCCGCGCCGCTGAGTCTCCGCGATGGCCACCATCTTGTTCCGCTTGGTGTACAGGCCGGTCTCGTCCTGCATGGCGAAGCTGATCGGGTTGCCGACGCGGCCGGTAGCGCTCGAGGTGACCGCGTCGATGCGGTCGAAGTCTTCCCCGCCATCCGACCCGAGGATGCGGATGAAGTTCTCCCGCACAGCCAGCAGATCACTGAGGCGACCGAGCTTGATCATCGCCGACAACGGTCTGTACACGTTGCCGACCTGGTCCTCATTCGTTGCGGTCAGCTGGATGACCGGCGACGGATGCCGGGTGCCCATCGGCTCACCCGGGAGGTATGGGTACTCCCAACCGCAGTTGCACCCGTGCTCTTCGCAGACCCAGGCGTCGCCCTCCTGCGCCCATCCGGCGAATTCGGATGGCCCTGCGGCCTCCAGGCAGACTATCGACGCCGACCACGGGCCCTTCCCCGTCTTCTGGGGGGCCACGATCTGTGAGCGGCGATATACGAACGCCTGGTTGAACAGCGGTTCGTCGTGCCAGGCCAGTCCCGGGCGGATCCGATAGTGGTTCGAAGCGCACCAGAACTGCCAGTCGCTCCAGACGAACGGCTCGCCGCGGTGCTGCTTGTCCGGAATGACACAGTGCCGCTTGACCCATGCCTCGCCGATGTCGGCGAGAGTCGGGAAGTCGACAACGAATCCGTCAGTTGCCCCCACCGGCCGCAGGCCTCAATCGGCGCACCGGCGCCGCTGGCTTCTCCTCCGCAGCCTGGGCGGCCTTGGTCGCACGGGCCGGAGTGACCTCGTCGGCGGCAATCGCCCAGCCGTTCTCCTTCAGCCCAGCTGGGGTCAGACCGATCTGATCAGCGAACCGATGCAGCGAGCCGCGGTCGGCGGCGGTGGCTTCGTCGGATTCGCAGATGACCGATGTGCGCACCCAGTGCGCGATCGCCTGCCAGCGCCAGGGCTCGGTGATCCACGCCACGGCTTGCGGCGTGCGCCACGCCCACTTCCACAGCTCGGCCTCGCGGTCACGGATCAGCTCCGTCGACTCCTCATCGAAGACCTGGTGTCGCGCGCCCTTCTCGCCGTACTCCCAGCGATACACCCGCCGATCCATGAGCGGGAACTTCGGCGGCCGACCCGATCGGCCATTGGCCGGCAAGTGGGTGAACGCCAGGTTCCGCCGGTCGCTGCGGCCCGAGCTCGGATCCACCGAGGGGCCGCTACGGTTTCGCGCACCTCCACGCACAGCTCTACCTCCTCCACGGCATCGCGCCGATCCACGCTCCGACATCGCGTCAGAGGCCAGGCAACATCTAGTTACCCTCCGGCGTCGCGCCGAGGGGTGAGCTGAAAAGTGGTCTCGTCAATCTTCAGCTGTTTTCAGCAGGTCAGCTGTCTGGTACGGATGTCTGAACCCTCCACGCGGGGCAGCGCCCTCCCCGAAGGTGGCTGGCCGGCGCCTGTCAAGGGGTACCCCCCTGGGTATTCAGTTATTTTTTGGTTACCGGAAATTTTCCGAACTAGGCCGAAGTCAGACTTCGAAGGTTTTCGGTTAATCTCTAGTTACCGCTTGACATTCACCGCATCACGTGCGTTTCGCCGCGAGTTAGCTGAGGCTTTCGTCAGGTCGTCGCTACCATCCGGTTACCGCGAACCATGCCGAAGTCGAACTTCGATGGTTTTCAGCGAGCACCCTTCGATGCATTGCATGGCCGGCACAGCACTTGCAACGGGCCGTTCACGTGGCCACCGTCCGCTACTGCGTGCGTGTGGTCGGCGGTGAGGTCCGAGGATGGGTGAGGTGGCCGGCGCCATCCTGGGCACCAGTCGCCGCGCTCGGCTCGATGCCGGGCTACCGCTTCGGCACGGCGCTGGCGTTCGGCCCAGTCGCGCGTCGCCTTCGTCGGTGTGGTCGTGCGTGCGTGCCGTTCACGCTCGGCCTGATGCTCAGCGCACCGGGGTTGCTGTTGGATCTTGGGGCAGCCAGGGACCGAGCACGGACGGAGCCTCGCTCGGGCCATGGGTCACAGGACCTCCGGCTGCGGGGTGTGGATGTTTGAAGCGATTCAGCCGTACGTCTTCGGGCTGGTAGTGGATCGAGTCGGAGGCGACGACGTGGATGATCGTCTCGCCGGTGACGGTGACCTCGCGCCCGATCTCGCTGTAGCGCTGGTCTCCGAGGATCCAATCAGCCAGAGGTTGCATCGGTCAGCCGAGGGCGCCGACGATCTCGATGACGGCCTTGATGACGATCAGGCCGATCTTGCCGACGAGGACGATGGTGTCGATATCGACGCTACCCATCAGTTAACTCCTATCTTCAGTGCCAGCCGAAGCGGCTGGCAAGGTACTGCACGAGACGGACAGCGAGGCGATCGAGCAGCTCACCCATGGCCCTCGTCCCGAATCTTCCGGAACATGGCGCTGATCTCCTCATAGGCACGCGCCATCGGGTCCGGGTCCTCATAGCCGCGGGACTCGCGGCGCTCAGCCTCGGCCCAGGCGTTGCGCCACTTGGCTTCCCACTCGAGTTGCCATACCGGCGTCTCCGTCACCTGTGGCGGGTAGATGCGGCAGGCCAGCTTGTAGATGGCCCTGTTGAGCCCGAGCAGCTTGCCCGCCAACGCTTTCCGCGCGGCCTTCACGGGTTGCCCCGGATCACAAGCCATGCACCCACGATCACACCCAGGCCGACGAGCACGCCCACTCCTAGACCGACGAGCACGCTCACAGCGGCCACGAGGTCACATCAGGCACGGACGGCAGCCCGATAGTCCCGTTCGTGGCATGCACGATCGACAGCAGATCCATCAGGACTCCTCTATCCCCAAAATTGGGTCAAGTTTGGTTTTGGTTTGGGGTTCGCAGCGCGCAGCCGCATCTACTCCGCGTCGTCCTGGATCAGACAGGTCGGACGGGCGCGGGATCATGGATCGCTTGCCGGGCTATCACCGGTTTGACGCACTGCGAGCCCCTGAAGGGGGCCGCTGTTCGTTGCGAGGGCCGGACTTGAACCGACGACCTTCGGCTTATGAGGCCGACGAGCTACCGCGCTGCTCTACCTCGCTGCATGCTCCAGGCACGAAAAAGCCGCTGCAACCGGATTTGGGGTCGGGTTGTCAGCGGCGGATTCGAGTCTCACTGTACATGAACTGGGCGTATCCGATGATCATGGCACGCTGTTACCTTCGGCGATTACCAGTCTCTGAGGGTCGCCTCGATGTCCTTGCTCAATAGGTACAGGTCCAGGTTCGTCTCGTTTTCCTCGTCGAGCGGGACGAATCCGAATCGCTGCCACCACGCATAGGCGTTTACATTCAGAGCGTTGACGACCACCGCACGCAACGCGGCCTCACGATTCAACCGGACAGCGGTGCTGAGGATGTGCTGCACCATCTGTGTGCCGAGCCCTAGACCTGCGACGGACTCGTCGGTCGCCAATCGGCCCACGAGTAGTGCTGGCACCTTTTTCGGCGCGCCCTTGACCAGTGGGGTCGGGCAATCGCTGCAGTCCAAAGACGTCATCGACAGTGTCGCGTAGGCGGCGACCCGATGATCGGAATCTGTGATCACCCAGGTGGCGGCAGTGTTGCCGCGGCGGTTTTGCCCGGCGTACTTGCGTAGCCATTCGTCCATCGACGGATCGCCACACTGGAACTGGCTACGGTCGTGTTTATCGGGGTCGAGCGGGCATGGGCGGTAGAATTCCACTTCAGTCCAGCCACCGGAACTTCGTCGGGCGTCCCAGCGCGACGGCCAGCCGCTCGTTCACTTGCGCAGGCCTGGACAGCGCATCTTGGACAGCGGCGGCAGCAGCAGGGGAAAGCTTGATCGAATCGCGATCAGCGAGAATGCTGTCTGCCACGCGCTGAGCAGCCTGCAGGATGAATGCGGACAGGCTTAGATGAACGGTCTCGGCAGCTTCCTCTAGGCGGCGTTTGGCTATCGCCCCCACACGTACTTGAAGTCGGTCATCTCGCACAGCCATGTACTCACAATGTCAGTACGTCGGCGCTGGGTCAAGGCATCAACCATGCCGATTAGGTCACGCTCGACTCCAGTATTCGGGTCTAGATGTGCTCATGCCTTGCCTATTACTTCGGTCAGCCCTCGGCGCAGGTATCCGTCCCGGTCGATCCATTCCTGGCCAGTGTGGCGCGGGTCGGTGCGCAGGTGCTTTTCGTACTCCGATTGAGCCTTCAATTCGTCCCCGGCGTGGATTGCCCAATGACAGCCCTCGGTGCCGCAACGCTGGCTGTGGCGGGCTCCGGTTGCGTCGGCGAACGCTTGGGCTATCCCCGCGATGAAAGCTTGGTCACTCATGATGGATTGATCCTCCGCGTTGGTGGCCAGCCAATCTCAGCTCGCCGCTTCATGTTTCGCGTCTATCTCGGGGGATCGCTCGATATAGGCGTTTCAGTCCTGCTTCAACATCGGACACCGGCGCGGCTGTTAGTGGCGGTTTCGGGAATTCCATGATCCCCCACGGCAATTCACTCGCCCTTCGCAGGACGCGTTCACAGAGCTGTATAAACGACCGGACCGGGTCGTTCGCTTCGTTCCCCATGGGGCCGATCGTGCCACGATGCATGACGCGTCAATCGATTTTCGGCGCCCGCGACCATCTCGGCGTTCACGCCAGGGTCCCCATCCCATCAAGACCGGGCACGGCATGCCGCCCAGCGACCTGGTAGGTGCGTTCCCATTCGGCAGCAGCCGCCCGTGCAGCTTCCTCGGTGAGCCCGGTCTCGCCCCAGCGACATACGGAGCTCGCGAGCTGGCCGTCCGCGCGGTATGAGGAGACGGATCCGATCCACAGCCATGTACCGGATTTGTCTTGCTCGACGCTGGTCCTCTTTTCGACCCTCACGACATCACCTCCTGGATCTCGCCGCACGGCCAGTACGTTTCCTTGACCGTGCAGCGGCAGTTCTCGATATGCTGCTCGGTACTGTCGCCGATCTGCAGCGTTTCCATCTGGTACTCGCGCCCGAACGTCACACGGAAGCTCATGCTGCCGCTCCCTTCTTCGTCCTGGCCGGTTCTCGTTGTGCGAGGTCGAGCACGTCACCGAGCCGGTATACCTGCACGTCGTCGTCTGCGATGCGATGGTCGGTGATGCGCCATCCATCATCGTCGCCGTGCCGCCAGCCACGCGGCTCGATGCGGCGCTCCTTGTTCGCCCACCGATAGAGCGTGGGCTTCGCGATCGGCTGACCGAGCGCGGGCAGCAGACGCAGCAGCTCGGCGAGGCTGTAGCACTGTTCGCGCGCTACCACGGTGGCGTCGGCCTCGATCCGGTGCACGTCGTACCGCGCCCGGCAGCGGCCGCAATACACGTACGCCGCTGTGCGTCCGAGGTCGTCGAGTTCGGCGCGCAGACCGAAGCCACACTGCGCACCGTCGTCGAAGGTCGCCGAGCACGCGCCGAGGTATCGGCGTTCGACGGGGCGGTCGACGAAGCGCGTCAGCTGCTCGACCGCTGTGGTGATGTCGTCGAGCAACTCGTCGGCTGCTTCGTGCGCGCGCAGCTGGTGGCGGTGATGCGCCAGCCACACCGCAGCCTGCGCCGTGGCATCCGGCGGTGCAGCGGGTAGGGCGGCGGCGGTCCGGTCGGCGGTGAGCATGCCGCGCCGGGCCTCGGCCAGCTCGAGCAGGTAGGGCCCACCGATGTAGGGCTCGACGCCGAGATCCTCGGCGAGCGCTCGCGCCCACGTGGTGACCGAGTTGACGAGATGGTTGTACGCCCGGTCGCCCTCGAGCACCACGCCGCGCCCGGTGGTGACGCGCACGGGCAGCGCGATATCGGCGGTGCGGCCGCCGACGCGGGCGGTCATGCGAGCGAGACCGGCGCGCGTGACCGCGAACTCGTCCAGCAGGCCGGGCACCTTGTGCAGGGCTTCGATGGTGCGCTGGCCGCATTTCGTGCACAGCGGTGCGGCGTCGGCCACCGGGCGTTCGCATGCGACGCAAGAGGTTTCGCTCACTGGTCCGCCTCGCTGTCGTCCGTGAGAGATTCGGCGATGTCTAACAGCCCCGACAGGATCGAGCCCACGGCCGCGACGGGGTCGCTGTCCCGGTCGGCTCCGATGGTGACCTCCCACTGGCCGGATCCGCGCGGGTTCTCGACGTGTGACTCCACCACGCCGACATGCACCCTGCCGCCTGCGTCCTGCCACCCGATGCGTGCGCCGCGCTCCAAGGGGAACTGGAACTCGGGCGGTAGGAACGGATTCGAGTAGACCTCGGTCGCCCGCAAGAACTGCATATCGTCAACCAGGCGCCCGCCGTACACCCGCCAACTCTGGCGGTACCCGTACGGCCGGTCCACGGTGACGTAGTGGCCCTCGGTCCATGTCGTGGGCCGTTCGTCGCTCTCGCTGACGAGGTTGAAGTCCTCATCCCAGGTTCGCCATAAGCTGCCGGGCGAATCGGTCGGCTCTGGCGATACGCTCTCGCTTCGCAGCGACCACGGGTCCGCCGACCGGATTACCTCCTCCAGATAAGCCAAGCGGTCGTGGCATTGCCGGTACTGGGGGTACCGCAGGTGATCACCCCGCCGCATCCCCTCCTCCAGTTGCCAGCGGACAATATCGCCGATCTCGTCACGCTCAAGGCCGTTGATAGCGTCGATGACGGCCTGCTCTGGGTTGGTCATGAGATGCCTCCGATCCGGAGTAGAGGGCGGGGATCGACCACGATGGGAATGTAGTACCGCTGACCGAACGCGGCGCTGTCCCAGATGCAGCGGAACTCCGCGTCCCACAGTCGGGTGCGGGGCTTCTGCGTGGCTGCCCGGACGGCGTGGTCGAGCACCGCGCCGTCAGCCTCGTCGAGGATCGGCGCGAGCGAAGGGTGCGCTACCTCGGGGCAGCGGTCCGGGGGATCGTCCACGGTCCAGGGGTCGAGTTCGTTGAGCCGAGCGGTCAGGATCTCCCTGAGCGCCCACTGGGCCGGGCCGAGGGGTTGGGTCACAGCACACCGCTCAGGAGTCCGCGCTGCTCCCACCATGCGAGGTAGGTGCGAGTCAGCCACCGGTCGATCTCGCCTTGATCGGGTCGCTGCGGTAGATCGGCGGACCGCTCGAGATGGTTCAGCTGATCGAGGAGATCGGTCGCGCGGTCAAGGGCCTCGGCTTGGGTGTGCTCACCGCGTCGCAGCTCGGTCAGCCAGGTGCGGTCGGGCTCCGGGATGGGCAGGGTGATGCGGCCGGTAGTGAGCAGCTCCACGCCTTGGAGTCCGAGGCGCACCATGTGATAGGCGAACTTGGTGTCGAACCCGTAGACGTCGACGAGCTCCGGACGGTTGGTGTGCTTCTTCGACTTCTCCCCCGTCAGCTGCGCGCGCTGCGACACCAGGTAGCCGCCGAACCGGGCGGCGGCTTGCCGCGACAGCCAGCGCTCCGGACGGGCTTGCAGCTCACGACCGACGTCGGTGTTGAGGACGAGTTCGTGTTCGGGGATGAACGCGAGCAGCAGCACTGTTGGGTTGCCGGCGGCCGCAAGGCGCGCCCACTTCCGCAAGCTGTAGACGACGAGGTCGAGGTCTCCGGCGCCGGAGCGGTGGCCCTCGGGTTGGGTGCGGTACAGATACTGCTCGAATCGGGATATGCCGGTGACGTATTCGGGCGGCTCGATGCACACGCCCATCTCGTCGCGGTCGTCCGCGCCGGTGGTGACACCGTGCAGACCGGATCCGACTTGCCCGCGCAGCACGGTGTGCTCGTCGGCGATGGTTTGGAATGCGGAGGTGCTGTGCGGGTTGCTGGACACGGCAGTCATGCTGGTGTGCCTCCGTCGATGCCGGGGTGGGCGAGGATGGTGTCGATGGTTGCGGCCATGTGCCGGAACGCGTCGTCGTCGTGGTGTGCTCGCTCAAGCTCGGTCGGCCACCAGTCGCGCACAGGAGCAGGTGGGGATGGCTCGACCACCCGGAACGACTGGTAGCCACCACCTGCGACGACGACGTCGGCGCGAGCGGACTGGTCGACGACCAAGTACCCGCATCCGAGCAGGACGGCCGTCTCGTATCCCTGCACCCTGACGTAGGTGCCATTGATCACCGCCCACTCGGTACGTCGGTGGAAGAGCCTCGCGATGGGATCGAGCTGGCGGTAGTCGTCCACGCGGATCCGCCCAGCGAGGTAAGGGCGAGTGCCTGCAAAGTGGGTGCCGACCATGATGCGGGATGTGGTGATCGTGGTCAGGTACTCGACTGCCCCGAGGGTCGATGCCTCGATCACCACGTCGATGTCGGTCATCGCTGCCCCCGATCGCCGAGGAACGCGTCGCGGATGCCTTCGGCGAGACCACGTAGGGCCGTGGCGATCTCGGCGATCAGCGGGCGGGTCGGTGGCGCCGATGCGGCCAGATCGAATGGGTCGGGCGGCGTCTCCCATTGCGTAGCCTGCCTGGCAGCCGCGCGTTCGAGGGCGGCCTTGAATTCGGGCGATATCGGCCGCGGCTCTTGGCGTGCGGCGGCGAGCCGCTGGGCGGCGGCCAGGAACACCGGGTTTGGCGGGCCACTGGCCCGCTTCCCTTGCTGCTGTACGGCGTGTTCGTAGGCGTCGAACCAGGCCATTGCTATGCCTCCTTCGGGAGCGAAAGTGTGGCGAGCGCCGACAGATTCAGCGCGGGCATCGGGTCGTCGATTGGCTGTCCGAGCAGTCGGCGGCCGATGGCGGCGAGCACAACCGCGTCGGCGGTGTCGTTGCCGGTGATGTCGATGTCGGGATACCGGCGCACCGCGGCGGCGAGTACGGCATCCTTCGATGCGCCCGGCTTGCCGGTCGCGTACTTCGCGCGCAGGTTCGGCGCGACGGGCAGCACGGTCCGCGTGGTGCCGACGAGCAGGTCGTACAACATCCACCACAGCCCGGCGCGGTCGAACGCTTTGCCGGTGTTCCGGGAATAGGCGGGCGCCTCGAGGACGACCAGCGCGCAGTCGGGGATCGCCGGGAGGATGCGGCGGGTGAGGTCGATCAGGCGGCGGTAGCGGACCGGCCACGGGTCGGCGTCCGTGCCCTTCGTGCCGATGGTGCCGCACCACGGCGGGAGGTCGGGGCCGATGACGGCGAGCCCGGTGGAGGTCAGCGAGAGGTCCAGGCCGACGACGGTGTCGAAGTTGGTCTCAGGCATCGTGTCGCCTCCTGCAGATGTAGCCGTCTTCGGTCCGGGCGATGTCGTCACCGCGGTCGATTGGCTGGCCGCACTCGGCGCAGACGCCGACGTACTGTGCCGGGAACCAATCCAGCGGTTCGGGTTTCGGCTCCTCCAAGCCACGGCAGTGCGAGCACCACGCCTTCGGCATGTCGTTCACGAGGCACATCTCGGTGTCACTCATCGCCGTCTCCGTCCTCGGCGTAGCGGCAGTGCGAGCAGATCCCGTCATCGTCGAGTAGGCCCGTCGTGGTGAATCCGCAACGGGTGCAAGGCTCGTTGTCCGGGTCTCCGTCGGGCTCCCGTTCGGGCCAGGCGGTTTCATTCATCGAGGTACTTCCATTCGATGCGGGTGATCTCAGAGGTGGGTGCGCACCCCTTGTGGCTGCCGCAGAAGAACGCGACGAACTCGGCTGGGGTCGTGGTCGGAAAGCCTTCGGCGGTGACCTCGTCGCGCGTGATGGCGTCGAGGCGTTCACGACGGACGGCGGTCACCTCGACGTCGACGATCTTCACGAGCGGCTCACCGCGCTTGCGGCCCATGACTTTCCGGCACAGGGTGAGCCGGGTGCCTGGCGTCAGGTTCAGCCAGCCCATGCGGCGGGTGACGGTCTTGGTGCGGGCACGTACGGCGTCCTCGGTGAGGGACACCGACATCAGGCGGGTCACTGGCGGTCCTCTCGTTCTGCGCGGTCGATAGCCCTCGCGGCCTTGTCGCTGTAGTGGGTGGGGATGATTCCGCTGCGCTCCGGCGGCGGCCGGTGGATCGGGCAGGCGCGCATCACGTCGGCGTCGGCGGGGGTGAGCCAGCCGTTGCGGCAGCGGTACGGGCAGACATCCGGCTCGTAGGGTTCGCCGGTCGACCGGTCATGCATCACCGCTCACCTCCGCCAGGTACTGCTTTGCCTCGGCATGTGGGCACAGCTCGCCGGGCTTCAGGCTCAGGTAGCCGTGAGCCTGGCATCCACCGTGGTGGTCGAAGTGGCAGTCGTCGGGGTCGACGAAATCGGCGACGAGCTGGCGCAGCTTCAGCAGCTGGGCAGCCATGAGCCGCATAGGGCGGTCCTCGGGCCAGAAATCTGGCTCGGTGTCGTCCGCCCACTCGCGGAGCTGCTCGTCGGTGATCTCAGGCATGGCCGCCTCCGGTCGGTGCGGTGCCGTGCTCGGGGCAGCCGGGAGTGGCGCAGATGGCTCGCGGTTTCCACTCGACGCGGTCGTCGGCCAGGTACTGCTCGGCGGCGGTGTCGAGTCCCTCGATATTCGGTGTGCTCGCGTGCATTTGGGCGAGGCGTTCGAGTTTGGTGGCGCGGAACCCGGACCAGTGGATGTCACCGGCGGCAACGACGGGCAGGGCCTGATAGCCGAGCGCGGACACGGCCTCGCGGGCCGCGTCGTCTTCGGTGATGTCGCGGTAGGTGTAGCGCACACCGGCGTTCATGAGCCAGCGCAGCGTCATCCGACAGGGCTGGCAGTCGGGCTTGCCGTACACGGTGACGGGCACGAGCTCGGGCGGGGTCCGATCAGGCATGGCCAGCCTCCGTTGAAACCTCGAGCCGGCGGGCGCGGTCGCGGATTGTGGCGTCGACTCGGCGCAGGTAGTCCCGCATTCCGTCCGCGTAGGTTTGCGGCGACTGGTGATTCAGCGTCGGGTTCAGGTTGCAACGCAGACCCTCGCTGGCCAGGTCCGAGACGAATGCCTCCAGTTCGGCGACGCGGTCGAGCAGCCAGACCACCGCGGGCGCCACGCTCTCCTGGATGTCCACCTCGGTGGGGATGCGGAGGGGGTGGCCGTTCGGGGAGAGCAGGCCCCGTGCCTCGGCGAGGTCCTCCTCGGCGGCGACCATGCGGATGCGGCGCTTCTCGCTGCGCTCCGCCAGTTCGGCGTTGCGCTTTCGCAGTTTGTCGGCTTCGACGGTGGCGTCCTTCCACTGGCGGCCGTACGCGGTGTTCGAGCGCATGAAGTTTCCGAGGATCGTGGGCAGCTCGGCGCGGCGGAAGTACGAGCCCTCGACCAACACCTCGGCGTCCTGCTTGGTCACGGCCTGGTCGATAAGCAGGCGCGCGATGCCGTTGGGCTGCATCGGGCAGGGACAGGGCACGCCGTGCTCGTCGCCGACACCGCACCGGCCGCCGGGGTCTACGCCGTGCGGGTCGATGCCGTGCCCGCAGTCGGGGCAGCGGACGATCGGGTGTCCGAAGCAGCGGAACGGGTCTGGCTCGGTGGTGGGCTGCGGTGTGGTCTGGTCAGGCGACATGGTGATCCTCGGTTCCGTTGTGCTGGTGCGGTTCTGCGGCGCGGGCGGCCTTGGCCGCGGCGAGGGCTTCGCGGACGGCGGCGGATCCACGCCGCGCACGCTCGGCGGCGTCGGGATCGTGGTCGCAGACTTGCCCGTTCGGGCGGTAGCCGTCGCGTTCGGCGCAGCCGAGGGGGCAGTCGTCGATGGCGCGAGCTCGGTCCTCGGCGGCCTGGTGCTTGGCGAGACGCTCGAGCTCGGCGCGCTCGGCGGCTTCGGCTGCGGCGCGCTGGTCGCGTGCGAGGTTGGCCGCGACCCATGCCTTGCGCCTCTCGGCGCATTGGCCGCACGGCTCGGAGGTGCCGCCGGGATGCCTTGGGCAGTAGGGGTCGGGGGGTTCGTTTTCGCGCGCGTTCGCTACTAGAGATTCCCCCCCTACGTAACCACTACTAAGGGAAGGGAAGGGATAGGAAGGGATAGGGGAGCCGGACACCTGCTGTGACTCCGTTTGGGACTCCACCCTGGAATCCCGGTGGGAGTCCCCAGGGGACTCCGGTTGGACGTCCTCTGGTTGTCCCTGTGGCTGTCCCGGTGGGACTTTCTTTGATTTCCGCTGGTCAGCCTTGCGCTTACGCTCTGATTCGCGACGCAATTCGACGTCAGACTTTGTCTGCTGCTTTTGATCCCACTGGTGGAATTGGTAACCACCGTCCACCTCCACCCACAGGCCAGCAGTTACGAGCGCTTTACACTGTCCGATGGAGCCCAAACTGCGCGCGATTTGACGCGGAACGAAGCCATCCGACAGCGTCTGCGCCGACCATGAACCGGCCCGAACCCACAGTCCGAGCGCGGCATTGCCCGCCTTGATCGCCTTCGGATGGAAGGCAAGCGTGTCGTCGACGTTGAACCACACCACCTAGATCGCCTCCTCGAAACTCAATGTCGGATGGCCGATCTCGCGGTTCGCCCAGACGACCTCCATGCGGGCGCCGTGGAGTATCTCGGTCATGCCGCCTCCGGAAGCTTCCGGCAGATCCGCTGGCCCGCACACTGCTTCGATCGCCCCGACAGGCAACTTTCCTCGACGGCGCGCATCTGCTCGATCGTCTTCTCGTCCCACTCGTTGCGGTAGTGGTCCCAGGCATCGGCGGCCGCCATATAGGCCGACCGGAACCCGTCGCCGAACCAGGTACGGCCGGAGAAGAAACGGTTCCTCCACCGCAGCCACATGTCCCTGTGGAACACGCACATGCCGGCGGGTAGGCGCACCGAGAACCGCTGATCCGGCAGATACAAATCGCCGCGGTTGTAATGACGCCAGCGGCGCCACTCGACGCCATCCCACGTAGACCAGACGGCCTTGACGTCCTCGGGCACAACGACGCCGAGATAGGTATCGGGCGGCTCACTGAGCTTGAAGCGGGTGGTGAGCCCGCAGTGGGCGGTCATCTATGGCACCTCCTTCGGGAACAGGTGCCCGCGCCCGCACTTCTCGGCGCAGGCGCGGCACTCGGCCATCCGCACGGGATGCCCTGCGGCGTCGGCGTATCCGGCTTCACCACCGGGGAATTCCTTGTGCTCCAGGTACAGGTCACCCGGCTTGATGTCCGGGCAGTAGCCACCGCATGCGACGTGCCGCTTACGTGCGCGTCGCATACGGGTGGTCACGGTCGTCACGAAGGCATCACCCCCGGGAACTCGTCCCATGTGCGGCCATCGAGCTGGCGGCCCGCGCGCTTCTTGCCGAGCCGAGCCATCAGCCATGTGCCCTCGGCGGCCTGGCGTTCCTCTGGTAGGACGATCACGCCATTGGGTTCCATCTGGGCGATCTCGCGGCGTTCGTCCACCTCGAGGATTACGGCGGCCATGTGGGCGTCGTCGACTTCGTCGGCGTCGCTGCCGTCGACAGCGCCGTACAGCGGTCCGATCGGAGCCCAATCCCCGTGCTGCTTGAAGAAATACGGGACGCCTGCGACCGTGCATTGGTCGCGCAGGGATCGCGCCCAGTCCGGGTGCATCGGCCGGGCACCCGGCCCGGTCTCGCCGCCGACCACGACCCAGTCCAGGCGAGGGCCTACCTCCAGCGGAGACATCAGCAGGCCATTCGGCGGGGTTGGCGTTGGCTCGCCCCAGTGTGGGCGGCCGGTGAGCCAGTACGTCAACTTCGGCCGATGGTGTCCGGTGTCGTCGAGCTGGCCGTCGAGGTCGATCGGGCCGAGCAGCGGCTCGGCCGAGATCCACCGCACTGCGGCAGGGGTGTCGAGCAGCTGCGGGATGCGGATGTCCGCCCAACGCTGGCTCTCGGTGCTGACTCCGAGCCAAACGTTGGGCAGCGGCCAGGCCGCGTCGTAGATGGCGGCGGCTGTCTCCTCGTCTGTTGTGTGTTCGAGCAGGTTCTGTCCGGCGTCGCCGAGCAGTGCGCGCATCCGGGCGGGCCGCTTCGTGAGGATCAGAAAGGTGTGCTGTGGTGCGGCGGCCATGGTGGCGAACACGCGCGCGATGAACTCACCCGGCACGTCGTCGTGGAACAGGTCGCTCATCGAGTTGACGAATATGCGCTCCGGTTTGCGCCAGCGCAGCGGATTGCCGAGACGCTCCGGATGCAGCTGCACGGGCAGCGTCGCCCCGATGGCGGGTCCGTCGAACTTGCGGTGCGCGATCCGCATCGGCGTCTGGCGTTCGATGTAGCAGTGCTCGCAGCCCGCCGACACGCGGGTGCACCCGGTGGTCGGGTTCCAGACGCGGTCGGCCCATTCGATTTTCGTGCTCACTGCTCGCCGCCTCGCTTGCGCAGCTCCTCGAGCAGCTCGGCCGCGCGGTCGGCAGGCACCAGCACATCGCGCGCCTTCGACCCGTCGGCCGGACCGACGATCCCGGCCTGCTCCATCAGCTCGAGCAGGCGCCCCGCCTTGGCGAAGCCGATCCGCAGCTTGCGTTGCAGCATCGAGGGCGAGCCGAACTGGGCGCTCACCACGAGATCGACAGCGTGCAGGAACATTTCGCGGTCGCCGCCGATCTCTTCGGCGTCAAGGTCGACGATCTCCACGCGAGCGTGCTCGGCGATCCGCTCCCCGTCGGCAGCGGCCACGATGGCGGGTAGGCGTCGATCCCAAGCCGCCGACCATTCGCGGCGCTCGATGCGGTCCTCGTCGGACAGGCGCCGCGGCATGACCGCACCGAGGAAGCTGTCACCACAGGAGACCGACAGCGCGCGGTTCGCCGACCGGGATTCGATCTCGAGTGTTTCCCCGTAAGCGGTGGACGCGGCGGCGAAGCGGGACAAGAACTCTCCAGCGACCGACATGTCGGTCAGCGCGGTCAGTTCACTGGCGCGCATCCGGGCCAGCATTCCCGGGATGGTGCACAGCGCGCCGCCGTCGGTGGGCAGACGCGGAACCTGGAAGCTGTGCCCGTCGACCATGCCGCTGGAGTCGGTGACCGTCAGGTGTTCCGGGGTGACGGTGAGCCGCAGCTCGTATTCGGGTGAGTCGTCTTTCTCCTTGCCCGCCTTGAAGATTCTCAGGATGTTTGCGATATCGCCGGGTGCCACGTCGACCGTGCACGGGTAGTGGCCGGGCCCGTCGTCGTGCTCGAGGACGCTGGCGATGGCGACCCCGGCGGTGTACATGTCGGTCGCTGATACGACGACGTTCTCGGTGTCGAGCACGACGCGGATGCGGTGGAGGGACAGGGATTCCGGGTCCGCGCCGGCGTGGACCTTGGTTGCGGTGAGAGCGTGGCGGAAGTCGGATGTGCCGACGGTGACGGTGGTGCTCATCAGATATCCCCGTTCGGTTCCGGGTTGACGATGTCGCGCATGTGGGCCTGGATGTAGGTCTCGGCGGGGGCCTGGTCGAGGATGTCGATCAGGGGTTCCTCATCCGGCCCGCCGAACGCGGCGATCACGTTGCCGACGCGCAGCTGCTCGACGAGCTGGCCGAGGCGGGCCTCGACAGCAAGCAATGCGTGCGCGACGGCGGCTTGCGTGACGACGGCCATGTCCAGCGGGTTGGCGCGGGCACGTTCGGCCTCCTCGGCGGTGATGGCGATCAGCCCCTCGGCGAGGGCGCGGTGATTGGCGCTCACAGAGCACCTCCGAAGATTCGGTCGTAGATGCGCAGCGCCCAGTCGGCATCACCCATAGCGGTGTGCCGGAGCTCCGCGGGTGGCGGCTCGACGCCGATGGCCCGGGAGATTGCCTCGGAACTCCACGGCAGCGTCAGCAGCTGTTCTTGTTCGTCTTCGGCGACTGCGCAGTCGATCGGCGAATCAGAGCAGGCCACGCTTGAATGACCATGCGCCGCAATGCCGTTCAGCCAGCTGACAGCCAGCGTCTCAACGTCGATCAGGTGGTAGTGCCAGGCGGGTGTGAGCCCGCTCGCGCGAAGCAGATTGGCGAGCACCTCGGCGTCGAAGTTCGGGACGATGCCCGCAAGGTGCGCGCCATGCGTGAAGCGAGCCACCTCCCGCGCAGCTTGGAAATCGGTCCGGAACTCGGATTCCTGCATTCCCTCGAACGGGGTACGGGCAATGCCAGAGAGGTAACGGCCGAGGGGATGACGACCATAGAAGCCGCCGACCTTCAGCCCGAACGGGTCGGCGGTGGACAGGTCGATCTCGACGAAGAACTCCATCCGGTTGTCGACGCCGTCGAATCGCCGGATCATCGCCACTTCCCACACCTTGCGGCCGGGATGTACGCCGTCGGTTTCGGTGTCTAGGAAGACGATTGGTGCGCTCACTGGGCCGCGCCTTCGCTCGCGTCGGCGTCGGCCTGGCGCTCGTCGGCGTCGGGCGGCAGCTCGAGGTAGGCGATCATCTCGACCGCCTCGGCGTGGGTCAGTTCCTTCGAGCTGCTGAACGTGCGCTTGAACTTCTCGCCGAGGACGAGCAGCTTGTCGGCGGGTTCGGCGACGCCGTGCTCGTCGAGCAGGTTGGAGATCTTCGTCTGCTGCGTCCGGGTGCTCATCTTCTCGACCGGTGGCGCGGGCTCCTCGGCCGGTTCGGGCGAGGCCTGCGCCGTCTCCTCAGCCTGCGGATTGTCCGGTTTTACGCCTTCCTCTGAGGGAGACTCGTCGGCCTTCTCCTCGGCGGCCGGCTGCCATTGCTGCACCTGCGGCGGTGCCGATGCCGCGGTGAGAGCTGCCGCCGACATCCGCTCAGCCTGCGCGCGAACCGTGCTCGGCTGCCCGTCGGGTTCGATGACCTGCGCGGCGTCCTCGAGCACCAAGCCCGAGAAATCCTCCGGGTACGCCTTGCGCCACGCCTGCGCCTCGGCGCACTTCGCGAGCTGATTCGCGGGCATCTTCGTCCACATAGAGTTCGGCGTGGCCTTGTCGCCGTAGCCCGTGGTCTGCACGAACTCGTCGTAGTGGGCGATACCGACATGAGGCTCGCCGTCGACCCAGATGATGTACTTCGCCACCGCCGGTGGGATCTTGCGGCCGTTCTCGTCCTTGCCGAACAGGGCGACCTCGGACCACCCGCCGCCGTTCTCGCCCTGCCAGAATGGGCCTTCGGTGCGGACCTTGTTACCGGCCTTGGCGGCTGCCCTGTGGCCGTTGAGCCTGTAGCCGTCGATGCCGGTCTGGGTCGTCCACTTCGTCTCCCACCGTTCGGGCCCCTTCCCGTACCCGCCGACCTTGGTGTTGCGGCCGATCAGGTAGATCTGTTTGTTGAACGGGTCGAGACCGGTCGTGCGGCACCGATGGAAGAACAGGTCGAGCACCGCAGTGGGGGCATCGTCGATGCCGAGCTCCTTCAGTGCGGCGACCTGCTGCGGGGTGAACCCGCGCTGGTCGGCGGACAACTCGATCGCCGACCGCGCGGCGACGCGGGCGGCTTCGGCTCCGCTACTGCTGTTGATAGCGATATCGGTTGTCGTCATCGGGCGTATTCCTCCATGCGGTAGAACTTTTCGGGCAGGTCGATGTGATGGGTGCCGACGCGGTGTGACGGCCAGGTGTCGGTGAACAGGCACTCGGCGTAGCCATCGATGGCGCGCCGGTTGTCGCGATCACCGAGTTCGACAGCGCGCAGCGGGAGGTCGACGACGTACACCTCGTAGGGCGGGTCGGTGCAGATGACGACGAAGTAGAAGTCAGTGACCTCGACGCCGAGGAGCAGCAGCACCCAGCGGATCCACGCTTCCTGTCGGTGGTATCCGTATTTCGCGCAGCTCCAACGGAACTCATCCGGACCGGACTCCGACGATGTCTTCAAGTCGTCGGCGATCATGGTTGTCGGCGAGGTCCAGCGGACCCAGTCGGGTCGCGAGCGCAGCATTACCCCCGTCATCGGATCCGGTGCCCACGCCGACAACTCGGGAACGCCGTCGGCGTGCAGCGCCTGGACATCCGGGTGCGCTTTCACGTTGGCGGCGGCGGTGTGCGCGGCGTCGAAATCCTTCGGACGCAACGGGATCGCGCCTGCCGCACGCGCTTTCGCGACCTCGGCCTTGGCGTCGTTGGACTGCCATTTGTCGTAGCCGGTGTCCCACAGCGGCGCGCCGACGCCGAGGACGAGCGTGTGTACCGCGGTGCCGAGGTCGAACGCATCCGATGGCGGCTTGGGGTTATCGCGCTCCCATCGCCAGCGGTGCGGGGTCACATCGAGGAAGCGGCGGGCCTGCGTCGAGGAGATCGAGCCGCGATCGCCGTGGTAGATCTCCTCGGGCACACCCGCATACAGGCCGGGCTTGGTCGGGGCAGTCATGCGACGACCCCCAGCGCTTCGGCGACCACACCCACGAGGTCCCGGGCGGCTGGCGGGGTCACCGCGTTGCCAGCCATCCGCACCTGTTCGCGACGGTTCCCGAGGACGACGTAGCCGCCGGGGAAGTCCATCGCGGCGACGATCTCCCGCGGCTCCAGCATCCGGAACCGGACATCGTTGATGTCGATTGTCGGCCCCATCGCGATGCCGTCGGTCTCGCGGGTGGTGCGCGTAGGAATCGGTTCGGCAGTGCTGGTCGCTTTCTCCCGCCAGGTGCCGCCAGATGGGGTGATCAGACCGTGCCGTTCAACCGTCGTGCACGTCGGCAAAGGCGCCGACACAGGGACCGTGCCGCCGCGCCCGTAGTAGGCGGTGACGAGCCCGTGGTGATTCCCGGACGCTGTGACGGTGGCCAACGGATCGGTGACGGGGCGGTGTTTGCTGCCACCGCCACGAAGTTCGGCCATGAACGCGGCAGGCGGGGAACATAGTCCGTGGTTTGCGCCGTCCGCGACCACCGTCGTGAGTGGATCGGTCGCGGGGTCCAGGTCACGCACCCGGTCCCGGAACTGGGTCAGGAATGCCCACCCGGTTTCGTTGCGGGTAGACATGGTGCGCAGCGGGTCACCGACCGGACGCGCGTGCTTGCCCTCCCTGCCCTCGACCGGCACCGCAAGCGCGTCGAGGGACCAGTATTTTTCGATGCCCGCTTGAATCCGCGCCATGGTTTTCGCGGCCAGCGGTTTCGCCCGGTCCCCGATTCGCTGCCCCAGCATCGACCAGTCGATGATCTCAGCAGCCGGGCGCACCGCTGGTTCAATAATCCTGTTGCGGCACTTGACGTTCGGGCACCGGTACACATACTGCGACCGATACCGGGCCACCGCCGCGGCGCCCGGCTTGAATGCCTGCATCGCCATTACCGGCCCGCACTCCGGGCAAAGCGCTGGCGGACGCAGGACGCGCTCGATGTCCGGGGCCGGGTTGCCGCGCCGCCAGAACACCACGTACAGCCGGTCGCGGGATTGCGGTGCGCCCGGCCCGAACAGCTGGGCGTGCATGCTGTTCAGGAACACGACCCGATGGTCGTAGCCCATCCCGTCCATCGTGGCCAGCCACGACCGGAACAGGGTTCCCCGCTCGGGTGACCATTCCGGTGCCCAGTCCACGGCATCGGCGACGTTCTCGACGATGATCGCCCGATACCCGTGCGCCTCGGCGAACCGCGGGACGTCCCACATGGTGGCGCGGGAACGTTCGGCAGCCTCATCTGGGAGCGGCGGTTCATCAGTGAACAGGTCTGCCTGCTGAACCTTCTTGCGGCCCTTCGCCTGCGAGTGATTCGTGCACTCGGGACTCGCCCACAGGATGTCGGTGCGCGGGAATGTTCGCGGGTCGGTGCGCGAGATATTCGCGCACCGGTGTGCAGCGTTCGGGTGGTTCTCCTCGTGCGTGTCCACGGCGAGCTGCCAGTGGTTCGAGGCGATCCGCACCTCGACGCCGGGGATCTGGATTGCGCCGCTGGAGGATCCGCCAGCGCCGCAGAACAAATCGGTCAGGGTCAGCATGCGGGCACCGCCGATCCGATGCCGGTCACCGCGAGGATGCGCTCGTTAGTGCTCCGTCGTATGCGTGGAACCGACCCGTTGGCGATCTCCCTGATCGTCTGCTCGGCGAGATCGGCAGCGACTGCGATGTCACGCACTGTGGCACCGCAGGCGCGCAGCTGCGCGATGTGCTCACGCGCGGCTGTGTCGGATGGCATGCCTAGTTCGCAAGGGCGGCAACGTGTGCGCCCCTGCTTCGTGGTGAAGGTGACTGCGCATTCGGTGCAGACGAGTTCCAGTTCGGCGGGGGTCGCCGTCGCCGTCTCCGTGCCGTAGACGGCGAGCAGAGCCCTCCGCCCGCCGCGATCGTCGAGGCGGTACCCGGCCCATATCCCGTACTCAATGCCGTTGTCGGCGGCGAACTTTCCGCAATCGTTGAGCACCGGGCACAGGGTGCATGTGATTCGCGCGTCCTCGGCCGGATCGTTCTCCGCCACCGGATGCCACAGCTCCGGGTCGTCCCCTTTGCACGCGGCTCGGTCCATCCACGCCGGGCTCTGCAGCGCCTGAGATGCGTCGTCCGCTGGCGTGGCAGGTCGGGGCCGGAGATCGCTCGGCCACTGGCGATTGTTGCGCCGCACCTTCCGTGGCTGCGCGCCATCGAGGCCGAGCATCGCGAGCAGCTTCGCAGCTTCCTTGGCGTTGCGAGCACGGCGCGCCACCTCGATCCGCGCCTTTTCCTTGTCGGCCTCGCTGACGGCGTCCGCTCGGATCTCGTCGAGCGGCGGGAGCTCGGCCATCAGATCACCCCGCTCGCCGTGTCGATGACGCGATCGCGGGCGTCATCCGGATCCGGGTCAGAGCCCGGCCGGACCGGGGCATCGCCGTCGTACTCGTCGACGGTCTCGTCCTCATCGGCGTCGACCGGCGCGGGCCCGACGTAGCGGACGTACACCTTGCCGTCGCGCTCCACGGCCTCGAACCAGCCCTTCGGAAACGTCTTGTACAGGCCGCGGTTGACGCGTCCTGGGACGACGTTCGCCGACGCGGGCAGCAACGGGCGCGGCCACAGAGCCCACTTCGGGCGCTCCTCATACAGGGCGTTGGCGAATTCCTCGAGCAGCGGGCGCGGGCGCGACTGCTTCGGCAGCCGTTCGAAGAAATGGAACTGGCGAGCCATCACCGCACCTCGCGATCATCAATCTCGCCGGACCAGTCGCAGCGCGCGCAGCCGCCGACCGCGCCCTTACAGAACGGGCAGTCACGGACGAGCTTGCTCGGCCCGAACAGTGCGGCATACAAGCCGATGCACCCGCAGATCAGCAGCACGACGTTCATCACTGCTCACCCGCCGGGGTGCTCGCGTTAGCGTCGCCGACTACGCGGATGCGCCATTCGCCGTAGGCGCCTCGCCATTCGCGGCGGCCGTCGCGGCGCTCTTTCTCGGCCAAGCCCAGACCGAGGGCGCAGCTTTCGGTCTCGTCGGATTCGGCATTCCAGCGGCTCATGCCGAGGAAACCATTCCGAACCCGACCCCAGTGCAGCTGGGGATTCGTTGCGATGAGACGCGCGAACGCCGCGTCACCCTCGCGACCGTGCGGGCGGATCTCCTCGATGAAGCGCTGCAGGTATTCGTGCAGCGCTTGCCTGACGGCGTTCTGCTGGGCCCGTTCGCCATCGATCGTGGGGTTCTGTTCGGCGAGTCGGGCACGCACGTCTGCACCGATCCCCGTGGCGGTGTCGAGGATGTCCTGTATCCGTGCCGCGATGTAGTCGGGATCGCGTGCTGTCGACTCGTCGACGGACGGCAGGTAGTTGTCCTCGCGGTACACACGCAACCAGTCGGGGATGTCGTCGGCGTGGTTCGGGGTGATGGCGTCGTTCGTGTTCATCACTCACCCACCACGGACAGCAGCCGGTCTCCGGTGGCGCGCGCCTCGATCTGCACGCCGGGAGCGTGCGCGGCGAGCACCGCCGCCTCGGCGAGCAGCTCGTCGAGGGCGATCGTCTCGAAGCCGAGCTTGGCGATGACGGCGCGGACCCGGTCCGCGTAGTCGGTACGGCGTTCGCCGTCCAGATCCTTCGCCAGCTGGTGCAGGATTGCGACCGCGGTTACCTGAGCAGGAACCTCCGGCTTGGATGCGAGCCGCAGCCGCTGGGGTTCGGGCTCGTTGACCGGCTCGAGGTCGGCCGGTGCGCAGATGCGCCAGTCCGACTCGGGATCGTCGTCCTCGCACACCAGCGACGGGCGATTCGAGGAGCCCGCGAACTTGGCCACGGTCAACTCTTCGCCAGTGCTGCGCAGGCGCACGCGCTGGCCGATGTGGAATAGGGTCATGGTCTACACTTCCGTTCTTGTGTGGAAAGCGGACCGCCGAGTTAGGCGCTCGGCGGTACGTTTTTAGGGGTTTGGCGCGACACCCGGCGCGAGGTCGGAGGCACCCACGCCGGGCGTCGTGATCCCCAGGGCGGAGCCGGGGGACGATTCGAGACCGGGGCAGCGATCCTCGGAGTGCCCCTGGCGGAACGCCTTTCCGCGCGTCAACGGATGGTGCTCACAGTCCGGATGCGCGCGACCGGGATCGACCAAGCCGCATGGTTCCTTCGGACATGGGCAGGCATCCTCAATCGCAGTGCCGGTCCAGGACCGGCCGCAGTGCTGGCCGAATCGACCGGGCTCGGTGCTCATGCCGCACCGCCGGTACGCAGTCGACGACGGCTGCGCGAGCTGAGCCCGGACGGGTCCGGCTTCGCCGCGATCACGGGCACCGCCATGGAATCGATCGCGGCCTGGATGTCCTTATCTGAGACCCGCCAGAACTTGCCAGCCTTGCGGCCAGGGAGCTTCCGGGCGCGCAGCTGCTTGACGTACCAGTCCTTGGTGACGCACAGCAGCTCCGCCGCCTGCTCTGGGGTGTACAGCCGTGGCGCGGTCATCTCGTCGCCCCCTGTTGGTGACGCGGCGCATAGCTGGTGTCGATCAGCAGCGGGTCGATGTCGTACACCTGCGCGAGCGCGTCGAGCATCTCGCGGCTAGCCCCGCGATGTCCGAGCTCGATTGCCGACAGGGTGCCTTTCTCGGGCCGGACGCCGGTCTGCTCGCCGATGCGGTCGCAGACGGTTTCCAGCGTGAGGTTCATCTTCCGTCGCAAGGCGGATAGGGGAATGTGCGGAGCCACGACCCGTGGTCTGGGCTGGCTGCCATCTTCTTCGGCAATCTTCCGAGCCATGCCCCAACCCTAGGGCAAACTTCCCCCAATTACAAGACAACCTTTCGGCAAACGGTAACCAGGCGGATGCGGCCTTGCATTTGATCTCGCGGCAGGTCACAGGACACTTCCCTGTCCTGAATCGAGGACTTTTGTTTGCCGAAAAATTGGGTTCTACTTGTGACATGACGACACAGGGCACGCACGGAGATCCGGACCTTGTCCGGTTCGGCCATTTGGTCAAGGTGCGCCGCGCTGCTCTGGGCCTGACACAAGAGGAAGTCGGCGCACTGGGTGGCCCGAGCGATACCACCTTCACGAAAATCGAGAATCTCGACTGGAAGCCCGGCCGCGCAGGAACATTGAAGAAGCTGGACGCCGGCCTTCGCTGGCAAGAGGGTAGTTCGGCGCGCATCCTCTATGAGGGCGGCGATCCGATTCCACTCAACGCCACAGCCGCGGAGTCGAGCGCTTTGCGTAGCGCCGCCGAACTCGCCATCGAGCTCACCATCCTGATCGAGGCAGGACTCCAGAGCGCATGGTCAGTACTGGATGCCCAGGACCCTCGGGCACGGCGGACGATTGCCGAGCTGGACGGGGCGGCACAGGTCGCCGAAACGCTGGCGCTTCAATTAGCCGACAGCGGCGAGGATTTCGCGCGCCAGCGTCGGCAGATGCGTGAACGCATTAGGGGTAGAGCGGGAGGGATCTACTCAGACGCCGACCCGATTCCCGCAGAACCGTCCCGCGACTGGCAGTTCCGATCACCGAGCGCGGAAAGCGTAGCCATCGCCCGTGCGGCAGCCGAGTCCGACGAGACGGGATAGCTGACCTCGGCGACGAACCCAACACCGCCGAAATGATCCCAATGTGGACCGACAGGCCCATGTAGCCACGCATATGCGGCGGCGTCTTCCAGGTGCCGCATATGCTCTGCGCTCACGCCGATGCGCGGTACAACCAAAACCCGTTGCAACCCAATAAGAATGACCCCTATCACCAGCTGCCCGTCATGCGGTAGCAGATGCCCGGATGGGGCCGAAAACGCTACACCCAGCACCAACAACGTCGGGTCAAGGCCGGTTGGTGTGGCACTCTCGTCCATGGCAAAACCAGTCTCCCTCATCGCCGCGCCGTTGCGGTGAGCCCCGACTTGTCCCGCTTCATGCTCGGTTTGACTCTTTTGATGTTTCACCGTCGTGCTGCCCTCACGCGGATCGCCCAGTCGCCGTGTGCAGCAATCTCTCCGCACGGGCTCCAGCTCGCCAACGCCACGGTCTCCGCGAATTCACCTCGCGTAGAACTTGGCTCAGGTATCTATCTGGTCACGGGTCCATTTCTGGTGACGGCCTATCTCCATCCGTGTGCACGTAGCCCACCTCTCCAGCTATCAGCCCCGACCGCCGCGTAATTTACATCTCAATATTGCGAGTCAGATAATAGTTTCACGTGGCTGACTTGGGTAGATGTGGTTTGACGGCTAGCCGTCCGAACTCTCCGGTCCGGCAACGGATTTGATCTACTGCTATTGCTTGGCTACTACATACGTCATGGTCGGTTAGGTGATCCTGAGCGGGATGCGCTTGCAGATCGGAAGCTGCGGTGATGCGTCAAGTACACCAATAATCAGCGGTCTATTTTCACTTCAGATTGCCTGACCATCCGGATGATGACGACATCCAGCAACCTTAATGTCAAGATTCGGCAAAGATTCTTGTCGCCCTTGGTAATTCATGCCTACTGGTCGGTTATCCCTGCGGGTTCCGGAACCTGGCACGGCAGTACAGGATTCAACGCCAACGCGGCGAGGGGTGCGTGAACGGGATTTTCCGCGCCCACACAAACCTCGCCGCGAATACCCATCACGGATGATCAGATTCGGCATCCTGACTGGACGCGCCATGTACGGCTGTCCTGATCAGCGCGCGGGAGATCGCGGTGGACGCCCGGTGTCCCGATCGCCTATCCAAATGCCCGTACACATCGACCGTGGTCTTGATGCTCTCATGACCGAGATGCGCACTGACATCAGTGATTTCCGCGCCATTGTTGAGCATCCACGACGCGCAGGTATGGCGCAGATCGTGGGGCCGCGGTTTCTTGCCCAGCCTCTCGGCTACCGCCGCCATCGCTGGTTTCCATGCCAGGTTGTGGAACTGCTGCGGGATGATGCGCTTGTCGTTGCGAGTGCGGAACAGCAGCTGGTCCTTGCCGCGCCCGGCGAGCCTCAACTCCTCGATCGTTTCCGCCGGCACATTGATCGTGCGCCAGCCGCGCTGCGTCTTCGGGCCGCCGAGCTTGAGTTCCGCCGTCCCTGTGTACTTCCACGCCTTCGAGATCCGTGCGGTGTAGAACACGACGCCGTCCTCATGCGTCTGCCGACTGATGTCGCCCACCCGGATCGCGGTCGCCTCCGAGTAGCGCATGCCGGTCGTTACAAGGAACAGCACGAGCGGGCGCCACCGCTTCGGCACAGCCTCGTACACGATGTCGAACTCTTCCGGTTCGAGGAACACGCACTCGCGTCTACCCTTCGGCAGCTTGGTGTCCTCACACGGATTGAAGGGCATCAATTGACGTTTCACCGCGGAGCGCAGGCAGCCGGAGAGGAACCCGTGCTTGTTGGCGATGGTCTTCGGCGCGTAGCCGTCGGCCTCCTGCTCGTTGACCCACTCCTGCACGATGCTGTTGTGCTCGGCGGTGGCGGTGCACAGCGCCGCCAATGGCAGGTCCCCCATGGCCGGCCCGATGTCGTTGACCATGAAGCGGCGATAGCGGTCCCTGGTGGCCTTCTCCACACCTGTTATGCCCTTGATGTAGGTCTCGGCCCAGTTGTCGTTGAGGGTGACGACTTTCTCGTGCTGCGCGGCCTCTCCGGTCGCGAGGATGGCACGGGCCTGCTCCGGCCCGACCTTGTCGAGGATCTTCTGCCATGCCAGTGCTGCGGCGTGATCGTCGAATGTCACTGACGCCTGGACCCGCTTGCCCTTGGCCGGGTCGAATTCGCGGAACAGGATCTGGGTGCCGGTCGTGCCGTCGGCGCGGGTGTTGATGCGGACGCTGGACATGCTGTGCGCTCCATTCAGGAGTCGTTCAGCACCTCTCGATTCCCCCGAAGAACCGTACAGGTGTTGATGGGCACTGTTGATGGACCATTCAATGGTGCCAGAACAGAGCCCTGACCTGCAGGAAAATTGTGGAGCTAAGGGGAATCGAACCCCT